TCAAATGACCAGTTTTTTCCATTCCTTACCGCGTGCGTCGTTGTAAATATCGGTCATTTTTTGATTCGAATGGCCTAGCAAAATTTTGGTATCAACCCCCTGCTCTCTGAACAATCGCTCTGATAAAGATCTCTGCTCATGGAAAGAGGGAGGGGTGCCATTAGCACGCCAGTTGTAATCCACAGAATCCCGGGCTTTTTTAAATGCAACGGTTAATGTTGCTGGCTTAACCATCCCGCCGCGCTTAGCTGTCCCTTTCGCGTGATGGTGGTGCAATAGCCACGGACTAAGAACGCAATCGCGGCAGGATGACACCACATCATCCAGGGTGAGATTTAATTTATCGCAACGCAGAGCCAGAGGGATGGCAATCCGGGTTCCTGTTTTTTGCTGTTCGACATGAAGATAACCATCCCGGATATCCGAAAATTGCATTTTGCAAATATCTGAAAGGCGCTGGCCTGTCATCAGTGCCAGCAGCATACCGCGCTGTAAAAAGTAACCATCCTTTTCCGCTGCGTTATAAATCATCATCCACTCATCAAAAGTCAGTCGCTGTCTTGATATCCGCACCTGCGGTTTTTTTGCCGATTCTGCAGGGTTAAAGCCTGGCGGGACATCGCCCGTTTGCTGAGCTTCCCGGAAAACATCGATCAGTACTTTCCTGAAAATTTGTCCCATTCTGTTATGTCCTCTGGCCTTGTACTCTTCCAGTACTGATACCACATCTTTTACGGTTATGGCATCTAACGGTCTGGTGCCAAAACGTTCATCAAATACCCTGAGAGGAGCTGCTTTCTGTTTCAGCGTGTTGAGTTTGATCTCGCCGTTTTCATATCTTTCCTGTTGAATTTTTCTGTAATTATTCAGAAAAATGGTAACGGTTGATGAACCGCCGGTATCACTAATAATTTTCTCCTGCAGACTGAGCATTTGTTCCATTTGCTGCCGGGCAAGACGGCTGTTCGCTTCTGCTGCAATAGTTTCTGCCAGTTTCTGGTCAATACTGCCGAGACCGTGATTTTTGCCTGTTATGGGATGCCTGTAACGCCAGTAAACTTTGTTATTTCTTTTGTCAAAATACGGAGATAATCCCGGAACATCGGTTTTATATTTTCGCGGGCGCGCCATCTTCCAGTATCCTCTTCAAAGCAGGGTGATCTGTGGCGATCACCTCCGGCTTGTTTACCATTCCGACAAAGCGAGCTTGCGGATCCACTCGCCAGCGTCTTCCAACTTTTTTGGGGAGAGGAAATATCATTCCGGCTTTAGCGTATTTACTTAACGTACTCGGAGTAGGGACCGGTTCACTGAATTCCTCTTTTGCCCACTCAGTGAGCAGAATAAGTCTTGCCATGGGCGTCGTTCGCTAATCATGGTCGCCGCCACTATAGCTGGTGGGCAACGACCGGGGTTGAACATTAAAAATCAGCCTGACTCGGGATCAGTTTTTGCCAGATAACTGAAACGTATTTTGCCTGGTAACGGGCGTCATCAAGTGCATTATGGCGCTCACCTTCGAATGGAATAGCCGTTCTGGCATCGAAGTCTATGGCTTTCCCCAGCTCAACGATTGTGCGTACATCGCGATCGTTGTAGTAACGCCACGGGCAGGGGATCCCCTGCCGTTCGTATGAACGGCGCAAAATCGTGTTGTCGAAGTTGGCTCCATTTCCCCAAACCTGAACAAAAAATTCACCGGAGTTTTCGTCGATAAATTCCCGCAATTGTAACAGTGCATCATCTAACGGGATTTCATCGGTCATAATGGCAGATTGCGCTTCGCGTGATTGCTTAAGCCACCATTTAATGGTGTCCCGATCAATGACTCCGCCAGCAGTTTCCAGATCGATAGTCTTACTAAATTCCGGTCCCATATCTCCGGTTTGCGGATCGAAAAATATTGCACCTATTGAGATGATCGGGGCATCAGGATTTTTTCCCATGGTTTCAAGGTCGATCATTAGATGGTCACACGTCCTGCTGGTGGATGTGATTTCGTGATGACCGTTCACCTTAATTGAGCGATCTGCCGTCTCGCCAGTTTCATTATCGCTATCGTGATGCTGATTGCCGCCAGTGTTCTCCTTGTGTGGATGTTCAGCGCCTTCCATTTCCTCCGGATCATCTTCCTGAACTTCAACCTGATACTCTTCATCGAATGTTTCCTGGTATGTTGCGTCGCCCATCACCGCGCCACAATCAGGGCAGTTGCCGCCGCCGGTCTGACCGCAGGCGGTGCAGACTTTTTCCACTTCCTGTTGCGCCACTGGTTCAGGCTGTTTCGTTTCTGGCTCGTTTTGTAACGCATTTGGGCTGTTTTGTTCCGCTTTTTGGTAGTTCCGTTCCGATTCATGCTGGTTCTGGTTCACAGAATCGCGGGTCTGGAGCCCCTTAACCCATTTCGGATCATTCGGGTCACTAATCCCTTCAACAAATTCACCACGTGATGCAGCAAGCAACTTATCGGCGTCAGGCTGGCTGATATTGGCTGCCTGCATAATTTTGTTTACTTCGTCAGCGGTAACTTTTATCGGCTCTGGTTGTTCTGAATCTTCAGCGGTATCTACATTTTGCGGTAAGCCCGTGTATGTGCCATTTTTTCGGGCAAAATATTCTTCTTTTGTGATTTCAGTGGCGCCAGCAGCCAGTGCCTTATCCAGACCAGAAAGTTTGTTTGCGCGACCGCATTTTTCTCCGTCCTTATCTGCGAAGAGGAAATAGAACGGCCCCTCACGCTCTACAGATGGTTCAGCTTCCGGCGCGGTTTCATTTTTTGGGATATCAGATACCTCAGTTTCCACTGCATCAGTTTGTGTTTCTGATGACTGGAGAACATCAACAGTGCCCAGGTCTGTTTCTTCATTCTCAAACACGCCCTTTGTCGTCAGGTATTCGCAGATATATTTGTTCAGTGCTATGGGATCTTTGTGAATGTCGATCGGACGCTCACGGACAAGGCCAAAAATAGTTTGGCGGTCGTAGCGAAGGGCATCAGGCTGTTTGCGCATTGATGCCGAGATACGCTTCCAGTCTTCGCGGTCGTTGTCGATAACTTCATTTTTTGCCCAGCGATGGATGCTGCCGTCAATGTTTCCGGCATCCACATCACCAGGCCAGAGAGCGTAGGCCAGTTCGTCATCCAGTGTTTTCCATGTCTGCTTGTATTCGCGATGAATGGCAGCAATGACCGGGCTGATTTTTCCTGTTGAATTTTCACTGTGCTGTTGATTGGTTCTGGCGCGGGCGAGATCAATAACAGACGTGTATTTTCCGGTTTCCTTGCGTTCACCTTCGCGACGTTTTTTCCAGATGCGCATCTCTGCCTGAATTTCGGGCCATTTGGCACCAGGCTTACATTTATGCTTAACCCACCCGATGGCATGCAGCTTAAGCTCCGGATACATGGCGTTAACTTCTGGCATTTTCATCAACGCTTCAACGATATGTCCGTCGAATGTTGCCATGTCTTCCTGCAACAATTCCTGTGCGCTAATAACCATATCAACGGTGATGTTTTCACATGTGTCGAACTTAACCATGACAGCGTTCTGTACTTCAGGGGCCAGCTTGTCAAAAGTGACGTTCATCGGATCTGATTCAGTCTCAACCGGGACAAAGGAAGCAGACTCCTCATCCCAGCGGTTTTCCTGCATATATTCAGCATCCCAGGAATCGAGGGCAGGGCGGGGTATGCCGGGTTTATCCTCACAGACAATAAATTTATAAGCGCAGTCCTGAGCTGCAGGGAATTGCTCCAGAAATTGCCAATGAAATTTTGCGCGTGCGCGACGCTCATCACCAGCTTCAATGGCAGTGGCCACCGCAACAGCGCTATCTTCTTTTATGGCCTGTTCATCAGGAATAGCAGCGCAAATAAAGACCTTACTCATTTTGTTTTAACCTCATTACAGATTTCAGGGTGAACGAATCCCTGCCATTGCTGGCATTTTTAATCCGTTGGTATGGTGTTAATATGGCTGGAGGGTTATCCAGCCGGTGTTTCGTTATTCAGGTACAGCGATACTTTTTTTAGCGGGAGGCATTCACCAGAAATTTTTTGCTCGTCTCTTGCCTGGAGGCAGGATTCTTTACTTGCATAAATTCCGGTAATCACATTCTGTGATTCACCCGTTATAAGAAAAACCGTCATCATCAGTGCAAATGCTGAAGTCATTGACGTTCTCCGAAAATACCAAGTTCAAGAAGAGCAATTCGGGAAAGTATGGAATTATCATTGAGCAGATAAGGCTCATATTTCCTCATATTAATGGCATCTTCAGTAAACTCCCGGTTACTGAGCAGAACACCAATATCAAAACAACCTTCAGACGTATTAACGTTTGGTAATAACGTTTCCATTATCGCGTCCTCAACAATGAATTTTGTGATGCAGTGCCTGGTGCCTCCAGGTGACGTTAACCAGTTAACAATTAACGCCGGGTTAGTTGATGCTCGTTACGCCCGTAAAATACCGCCTTACTGCTTTAACTGTTCCGCGTGCGCATAGCCGCATTCACCGCATCACAAAATTCACTTTAAAAAGGGCGGCAGAGCAGTCACGGAGTAAAACTGATACCGCCAAATGTCACCAGAAAATTGATAACAGAGGGCGTTGTAGCGGGGTTGTCACTTAAGCGTATGGTCAACCTGACAACCCGGTGCATTTTCTGGAGCAATGGAGGAAACCCCAGCCATACTTACCGCCGCGCCATTTCGCGGAGTGCCACAACCGGAAGCGCACGGTCGAACTAAATTTAACGACACCGTACAGAGAGACCAATTTCGCCGTGCGCTTTCGCGTTATGCCCTGACTTTTCAGGGACATATCCTTTCAGTAAGCTGTCAGTGCCGGATGCTCACCCGTGTCCGGCGCACGCACTCCACCTGACCCGTGGAGAACTCCTTAATTACCAACCCTCAGGAGGGTGAAATGGATAAAAAGCAAATTGAGGCCCTGCAATCTATTATTGAAGAACAAGATGAAGCTATCAGGATTCTTTCATATCGCACTGATATGATACTAAATATGCTTTCTGCATTAACGGCTGCGCTTGGTGGTACAAAAACAAACGTATACCGCGAAGTTGTTATTCAACAGATAGATAAATTTGAAAAAACCATACCAGGTATTAATGCTCATCTTGCAGAACAAGAGAAAGACTATGCTCTTATGGCAATTTCTTCAGTAGCTCTCCCGAAAGTTGAGTAGTTTTAATTGTTGTTTTGAAATAATCACTGCTTTCACATTTGAGTGATTTCATGGCAATCCAAATGCGGGCCTCTGTGCCTGCATTTGGTTCCAGTTGCTGTAGACGTTTTGCGTCTTCCAAAAGTAAGGCGATAATGTGTTTCAGCTTCTCATCATTTGCTTGATTCTTGTTTTCAGGCGAATTCTGTCCGCCGAATAGGCGCTTCTCTTCATACAGACCTATAAAGGCACGACGCACGTTACCGGATATAGTATCGATGGTTTCCTTTTCTACGGTACTCAGGTCAAGAGTCGCCAGTTGAGAGCGAACCACATTCGATGCCATTTCCTGGAATGGTACTGGTAAATCTTTAAATTCCATCGTCAACCTCATCAGTCAGTGTTTCTGGTTAACCAGCGACGCGCGCCAGCTTCAGTTTTAAACGTTTTGCTTCTGGTATACGTCATCGCGGTGAACGTACCGTCCTGGTTGGGGAACACGCCACATACCAGAGATTCGCTGTTGCCAAGATCGATAGTATCCATGCTGACCTCATTTCCCCTTAACGCCGGGGTAGCGGAACAAAAACCTGCTGCATAGTTATTAAAGTTGAACCCTGCCGTCATGTTCTTACGCCTCGGGCTGGCTACTTAACCCCTGACCACTGCCTGGTAACTCGAAGTATTGCCCTGCATTCTGTGGGGCGGGGTGGGTTGGTATGAAAAGAAGGATACCCATAGGTATTTAAAAAGTAAATACCCATGGGTAAATTTTTGCGGTGTCTTAACTGGTGACTAGTTGTTTGGTGAGCTATGATGCGTTTTGTGCTTTCTTTTTACGGATTTCTTCGTAGATCATATTGTAATACTGTTTTTTCTCTTCAAGAGTTTTTAATAATTTATCCGCTTCACTTTCTGGCAGTTCGTCTAAGAGATCTAAAAAAATACGTTGTCGTGGCGTTAGAACCCTTGTTTCATAACTGGAGGCTGTGTTCGTTGATGATGAAACGATACCATCCATCCATCCCCGGGGTAACCCAAAGGACTCTTCGATAATCTCCACCATATCATCAGCGATCCGTTTTTTTCCCTTTTTCCCCTCTGGGTACAACATTCTTGATACATAAGAAGGCTCGCGCCCGATCTTTCTGGCCACGTTAACCGCTTTACCATCGCATTTCTCATCACGAATTTTGATGAGTTGCTGTCGTCTAAATTCATATTTGTCCATAGGTAAATAATAGATGCGATTACCGCAAGGTAAACAACCTGTGGGTATTGACTTTTGTTTACCTGTGGGTATTCTTTTGCTGTGTTTACTAAGGAGTAGCTATGGAAGAATTAAGAATATTTCTCAATTCTCTTTCGTCAGATGAACAGCGTATGTTTGCATGCGAGTGTGGTACCAGCATCGGTTATCTAAGAAAGGCATTGAGTAAAGGTCAAGTGTTAGGGGCATCGTTATGTGTCCTTATTGAGCGAGCCAGTAATGGTGAAGTTACACGTCAGCAACTAAGGCCTTTTGATTGGATGAATATTTGGCCCGAGCTGGAAGATACCAAAACGTTAACACAACCACTTTCTAGGAGCTTGATTCATGAAAATCAAGCATGAACACATCCGCATGGCGATGAATGCCTGGGCGCGTCCTGATGGCGAAAAAGTTCCAGCAGCTGGAATAACCCAGGCTTATTTTGAGTTGGGTATGACGTTCCCAGAACTGTATGACGACAGCCATCCGGAAGCCCTGGCTCGCAATACCCAGAAAATTTTCCGCTGGGTAGAGAAAGACACCCCTGATGCTGTTGAAAAAATGCAGGCTCTGTTACCGGCGATCGAAAAGGCGATGCCGCCTTTGCTGGTGGCCCGTATGCGCAGCCACAGTTCTGAATATTACCGTGAGATCGTCGAACGGAGGGATCGGCTGGTGAAGGATGTCGATGATTTTGTTGCGTCAGCGGTTGTTTTGTATGACCAGATGAATCGCGGCGGCCCGGCAGGGAATGCTGTGGTGATGCACTAAAAGCACGGTGTTCGGGGGTTTTATGAGCAGCAAGCTTCATGGTCTTGTCTGGGAAGGGTGCGCCTTCACCGGCATGATCTTATCCAGGGTGGCGGTTATGGCCCGTCTTGCAGACTACAGCAATGACGAGGGCGTGTCATGGCCTGCCATTGAAACTATCCGGCGTCAGATCGGTGCAAGAAGTGAATCCACAGTGAAATCGGCTATTGCAGAACTGGCGAAAGAGGGCTGGCTGACGAAGGAAGAGCGTAAGGTCGGTGGGCGTAATGTAAGCAATATCTATCGGCTTAATGTGGAAAAACTCGAAGCAGCTGCGGCGGCGGCGCGTGAGTCATATAAACCGAAAAGAAAAATTAGCCCGGCAAAAAATGACCCGTTAACAGTTGACCCGTCAAATATTGACCCCTCAACGGTTGACCCGTCAAATTTTGATGGATCAACTGTTGATAAAAAACTGCCGATTAGGGGGGCGATGATTGACCCCGATCCGTCAGTATTAAAACCTGATCCGTCAGATAAAAGATCTTCTTGTCCGGACGCTTCGCAACCGGACCCGCAGACGGCTGAACAGGATTTTTTAACCCGACACCCTGACGCGGTTGTGTTCAGTGCGAAAAAACGCCAGTGGGGAAGTCAGGAAGATTTGGTGTGCGCACAGTGGATCTGGGGACGAATCGTGAGTCTTTACGAGCAGGCGGCCAGCTATGATGGCGAGATCACTAGACCGAAAGAACCCAACTGGACAGCATGGGCCAATGACGTTCGCACAATGCGGATGCTGGATGGCAGAACTCACAGACAAATTTGTGAAATGTTTGGGCGTCTCCAGCGGGATTCGTTCTGGGTAAAAAACATCATGAGTCCGGCAAAACTCCGGGAAAAATGGGATGAACTGGTTATCCGCCTGGGGCGTTCGCCTGCGCAGCGTTGCGTGAATCACATTTCTGAACCGGACACTGAAATACCGCCGGGATTCAGGGGGTGACGTGTCATGAAAAACATTGCGGCAGTTGGGGTTCTTGAACGTATTCGCAGACTTGCACCACAGGGGTCGGTTCCACCGTACCGGACGGTGGAGGAGTGGCGGGAATGGCAACTTGCTGAAGGACGAAAACGCAGCGAGGAGATTAACCGCCAGAATCGCCAGTTGCGGGTGGAAAAAATCCTGAATCGTTCGGGCATCCAGCCTCTGCACAGCAAATGCTCGTTTGCAAATTATCAGGTGCAGAACGACGGGCAAAAATACGCGCTGAGCCAGGCCAAATCCATAGCTGACGAACTGATGACCGGGTGCACGAATTTTGTGTTCAGCGGTAAAACCGGCACCGGGAAAAATCACCTTGCAGCGGCGATGGGCAACCGGCTGATGGTGAAGGGGCGCAGCGTGATTATCGTCACCGTGTCTGACGTCATGAGCGTGTTGCATGACAGCTACGACAACGGCAAATCCGGGGAAAAATTTTTACAGGAGCTTTGCGGGGTTGATTTGCTGGTCCTGGATGAAATAGGCGTTCAGCGGGAGACGAAAAACGAGCAGGTGGTATTGCACCAGATAATTGATCGCCGGACAGCATCACTGTGCAGTGTCGGGATGTTAACAAACCTGAATCATGCCGCAATGAGTACGCTTCTTGGTGAGAGGATTATGGACCGCATGACCATGAACGGTGGTCGATGGGTGACGTTTAACTGGGATAGCTGGCGTCCAAATGTCAGCAATATGAGGGTTGTGAAGTAATTTTGTCCGGAGGAAATTTTAATGGAAACCGTATCTGACGCACTGAAAGCACTGAAAAAAGCCTCTTCACATGTGGTGGCAGCTCGCCTTGGAATCAGTCGTGAAGAGGCTGTCAACGAGCTGTGGGAACTCAAAAGAAAAGGCGTCGTTGATAAAACTGGTCACACCTGGTTTCTGGCTGGCGAAGGTGAATCCCGGGTAACCGAAGAGCGGCCAGTAAAATCTGAAGCACAGGATATGCTGACCGGGGAGGTCGAACAAAAAGTTACCGCAGACATGATGATTGAGTTTATCGGTCAGGATGGGGCTAAAACGTGTGAGGAACTGGCGGGTAAGTTCGGTGTCAGTACTCGCAAGGTTGCTTCCACGCTGGCGGTGGTAACCGCAACGGGGCGGCTGGCACGCGTTAATCAGAACGGTAAATTTCGTTACTGCATGCCGGGCGATAATTTACCAGCAGAGCCGAAAGCCGCGCTGGTAACGGAAAGTGATGGTAAGGCCTTTCCTCAGCCAGCAGGTGCTGCGTTACCAGTCCGGGAAGCCGCAACACAGGAAGAAATTAAAACAGAAACTGTGGCGGACATTGTGCAGCCGTTGCCATCGTTTACCGAAACGCAAGCAGATGAGCTGATTTTTCCGTCCCTTCGCAGGGCAAACCTGGCGCTGCGCAGGGCGAAAAGTGATGTTCAGAAGTGGGAGCGAGTCTGCGCCGCGCTGCGGGAGCTGAACAAGCACCGGGATATTGTTCGACAGATTACTGATTCTTCCCGCCGTGTTGTATCGGAAAAGTGATTGCCGGAGGCGCTTATGGCAAAAGTATTTACACAAGAAGAGCGGGAAAAAATTAAAGGGCAGGTTGTTGAACTTGTACGTCTGAGCGGTCGCGAGACGTTGCGGCAACTGGAAGCCAAGACAGGTGCGACAAGATATCTGATGAGTGTTCTCGCCAGAGAGCTGGTTGCCAGTGGCGATGTATACAACTCTGGTTACGGGTTATTCCCGTCTGAACAGGCGCGTAAGGACTGGCAAAATGCTCGCAAAAAACTCTCAAGGGCAAAGGTGAAGAAACCTGCAGTGGTTGATCCGGACCTTATCTGGTCGTTACCAGACGGCGAAATACGCCGCTACGACAGGCGCCTGAATATAATCTGTCGCGAGTGCCGGAAGAGCGAAGCTATGCAGCGTGTACTGGCATTTTATCAAGGAAATGTTAGGTATTTTAGACGTTACTAGATTAAAGAGCATTAGTTCAGATGTGAATTGACATTTTCATGGCGCAGGGTAGAGCCAGCGTGGTTGTCCGCTTTGCGTCAAAACCAGATATTACCAGATTTAGACATATATTCCCGATAGCCCTGCTCTGATGCTACACTCTGTGCTATTTTCATGACCCCAATAAAAATATTTATGACTATTGCTGATTTCAAACGGCCTAAATTGGAGCTCCCAAACGGGGCAAACAAACTACTACTGCACTCTTGCTGTGCTCCATGTTCCGGTGAAGTGATGGAGGCGCTTCAGGCCTCGGGAATCGACTACACCATCTTTTTCTACAACCCGAACATTCATCCTCAGAAAGAGTATTTAATTCGTAAGGATGAAAATATTCGCTTTGCTGAACAACACGGCGTGCCGTTTATCGATGCTGATTACGACACCGACAACTGGTTTGAACGTGCCAAAGGAATGGAATGGGAGCCTGAGAGGGGGATCCGTTGTACCATGTGTTTTGACATGCGTTTTGAGCGGACAGCGTTGTACGCTGCTGAAAATGGTTTCAGTGTGATCAGCAGTTCACTGGGCATTTCACGCTGGAAAAATATGCAGCAGGTTAACGAGTGTGGGCGGCGAGCTGTTGCGCATTATCCGGGTATGGTGTACTGGGATTATAACTGGCGCAAGCAGGGCGGCTCGTCCCGTATGATTGAAATCAGCAAGCGCGAAAAATTCTATCAGCAGGAATATTGTGGCTGTGTGTATTCTCTGCGCGATACCAATCTACACCGCAAATCTCAGGGACGCCCTCTTATCAAAATTGGCCAACTCCACTACGGAAAAGAAGAGAAGGAGTGATTTTATGGATCACCTTTCTGATTGATTTCATATTGGCGAGGTGACGTGAGTTAAGTAGAATGGCTGCGGGTGCTTGAGGCTATCTGTCTCAGGCATGAACACTGAAAGGCAGATAGAGAAAAGCCCCAGTTAACATTTCGCGTCCTGCAAGACGCTTAACATTAATCTGAGGCCCAATCTATGTCTCACAAATGTAGGTTAGCCTCTTACGTGCCGAAAGGCAAGGGGAAGCAGGCTATGAAGCAGCAAAAGGCGATGTTAATCGCCCTGATCGTCATCTGTTTAACCGTCATAGTGACGGCACTGGTAACGAGGAAAGACCTCTGCGAGGTACGACTCCGAACCGGCCAGACGGAGGTCGCTGTCTTCACAGCTTACGAACCTGAGGAGTAAGAGACCTGGCGGGGGAGAAATCCCTCGCCACCTCTGATGTGTCAGGCATCCTCAACGCACCCGCACTTAACCCGGTTCGGCGGGTTTTGTTTTTTTCTGGCATTCTGGTTTACAATTCGCACGTCAGCCTGAACACCTGACACCTGCTGCGCCAGCAGAGAAAACAGATGGCGCACAAAACCAAATTTCACAATTCTGATACCGACCTTGCCATCCGGCATGGGCGGCGTTCACACGCATTTAAAACCGACTGGTACCAACACCCACCATGTACTGAAGAACAGGCCGAATGGCTAATTCATAACTACCGCAGACGCGGATACGAGATTAAGAAAGCCCTCAGCCTCGATTATCGTCACTGGATAATCTCCGTCAGGCTTCCTTACTCTGAACGCCCACCGCGTCCGTCCCGCACATTCCAGCAACGCATCTGGAGGTAACGTGCGGGTATTACTTCGACCTGTTCTGGTACCGGAACTCGGGCTGGTGATCGTTAAGCCGGGCCGTGAATCCATGCCGGTATTCCACAATACCCGGGTACTGGTGGAGCCGGAACCGAAAAGCATGCGTAATCTGCCGTCCGGGGTCGTTCCTGCCGTTCGCCAGCCGCTGGCGGAGGATAAATCATTACTGCCATTTTTCAGCGACGAACGAGTGATTCGTGCTGCTGGTGGCGCTGGCGCATTGTCTGACTGGTTACTGCGCCATGTTAAATCCTGCCAGTGGCCACACGGCGATTATCACCACAGTGAAACCGTCATTCACCGTTATGGTACCGGCGCAATGGTGTTGTGCTGGCACTGCGACAACCAGCTGCGCGACCAGACCTCCGAATCACTCGGGCAACTTGCTCACCAAAACCTGTTTGCATGGATGATTGACGTCATACGCCATGCAATGAATGGCTCGCAGGAACGGGAATTATCGCTGGCTGAATTATCCTGGTGGGCGGTCCGCAATCAGGTGGCGGACGCGCTACCGGAAGCGGTATTACGTCGTTCGCTGGGGTTGCGTGCGGAAAAAATCCGCTCAATGTACCGTGAAAGCGACATCGTACCGGGAGAGCAGACCGCCACCAGCATACTGAAGCAGCGCACAAAAAATCTTGCGCCGCTGCCTCACGCCCACCAGCAAAACCCGCCACAGGAAAAGACGGTGGTCAGCATTGCCGTTGATCCGGAGTCACCGGCTCAGTATCTCCAGCGCCAGAAATCACAACGGGAAGAGATGCCTGTATACACGCGTTGGGTAAAAACGCAGAAATGCATGACGTGTGGCAATCAGGCAGATGATCCGCATCACATCATTGGTCATGGACTGGGAGGGATGGGAACAAAGGCTGATGATTTGTTTGTTATTCCGCTGTGCCGTAAATGCCATAGCGAACTACACGCCGGGGTAAAAGATTTTGAAGAAAAACACGGCAGCCAGCTGTTGTTGCTGATTCGTTTTTTAATGCACGCGAGAAATTCGGGTGTTTTGAAGTGGAAAGCATAAATGACTGAACGCATAGAATTTGTTTTGCCTTACCCGCCAACGGTGAACACTTACTGGCGTCGTCGTGGCAGCACATATTTTGTATCAAAAGCCGGGGAGCGTTATCGCCGGGCAGTGGCGCTTATTGTTCGCCAGCAGCGGCTGAAATTAAGCCTGTCCGGAAGGTTGGCAATAAAAATTATTGCAGAACCACCGGATAAGCGCCGCCGTGACCTGGACAATATTCTGAAAGCGCCGCTGGATGCGCTGACGCATGCGGGGTTGCTAATGGACGATGAGCAGTTTGATGAAATCAATATCGTTCGTGCTCAGCCAGTATCTGGTGGACGTCTGGGGGTGAAGATTTACCCCATAATGCTTGAAGGGCAGGTCAAAAAATGAAACTGGAAGATTTACCGAAATACTACTCCCCAAAATCCCCCGGCCTGACTGATGCATCGGCCTCAACGTCGAAAGATGCGCTGAGTATCACTGATGTGATGGCCGCGCAGGGCATGACACAGAATCGGGCTGAGATGGGGTTTTCTGCGTTCCTTGGGAAAATGGGCATTAGTATGAATGACAGAGAGCGGGCAACAGAATTGCTGACAGAATATGCACTCAGTCGGTGTGATCGCGTGGCGGCGTTAAGAAAACTCCCGGCAGAAATAAAACCGGTAGTGATGCGCATTATGGCTTCGTACGCTTTTGAGGATTATGCCCGCAGCGCAGCGAGTAAAAAGCAGTGCCCTTGTTGCTATGGGGAAAAATTTATTGAAAGCGTAGTTTTTACAAACAAGGTCCAGTATCCGGATGGTAAGCCGCCGGTATGGGCAAAGTGTACGAAAGGTGTGTATCCGTCTTACTGGGAAGAATGGAAAAAAAATCGGGAGGTGGTGAAAGTGTCTTGTCCTGAATGTAAAGGGAAGGGGGAGATTTCCACTGCCTGTAAAGACTGTCGTGGGCGTGGTGTTGCCATTCATCGTGAAGAGTCGGTAAAACGTGGTATGCCTGTTATCAGAGACTGCCAGCGTTGTGGTGGTCGTGGCTGTGAAAGACTACCATCAACGGAGGCATTTAATGCCATACGCAAAGTGACGAGTGCTATCACGCTTGATACGTGGAAAAAATCAGTGAAACGCTTTTACGATACGTTGGTGGTTCGGTTTGACATTGAAGAGGCATGGGCGGAGCGGCAGTTAAAGAGGGTAACGCGATAGTGTTGTTGATTTTTCCCGAATCTGTGGTAAATTTGCTCTAACGATGGGCGTTTTATGCCTGACGTTAGAAGATTTTTTACACCCCGCCGCCTGGCGGGTTTTTTATGACTGAAATCGCGTCAGTACAGTAAACGCGCTGGTGGTTGCGAATACGGGTCTTTCAGCTTGCTGGCTTTTTCGACAAGAGTTATTGGTGTGTCACGTTAACCGGAAAAGGAAAAGACATGCTAAAACAGCAGGATATGACCGAAACCGCCAGAGTGGTGTTTAATGAATTAAGCGTCACCGAACCGGCGACCGTCGGGGAGATTGCGCAGAATACTTACCTTTCACGTGAACGCTGCCAGTTAATACTGACTCAGCTTGTTATGGCGGGTCTGGCAGATTATCAGTTCGGTTGTTACAGACGCCTTCAGCCCTGAAGGCTTTTTTATTTGTGGTAATGGGCGGCTGGTGGGTGTTAGCGGCACCTGCCAGCCATCTGCTCATGCGTTGGGGTCACAAGCAAACCTCAGGCCCATCTGCTTTGCGCAAAAGCAGAATGAGCCTATCAGAGACAGGCTTAATGATCCATGCTTAACACTGTAAAAATATCCAGTTGTGAGTTAATCAACGCCGACTGCCTGGAATTTATCCGGTCGTTACCCGAAAATTCTGTTGACCTGATAGTCACGGACCCGCCGTACTTTAAAGTGAAGCCCGAGGGCTGGGATAACCAGTGGAAGGGCGACGATGATTACCTGAAGTGGCTGGACCAGTGTCTGGCGCAGTTCTGGCGGGTGCTGAAACCTGCCGGAAGTCTTTACCTGTTCTGTGGTCATCGCCTGGCATCTGATATCGAAATCATGATGCGTGAACGCTTCAGTGTGCTGAACCATATTATCTGGGCGAAGCCGTCCGGACGCTGGAACGGATGCAACAAGGAAAGCCTGCGGGCGTATTTCCCCGCCACAGAGCGCATTCTGTTCGCGGAACATTATCAGGGGCCGTATCGTCCGAAAGATGCCGGGTATGCGGCGAAGGGCAGTGCACTGAAACAGCATGTGATGGCCCCGCTGATTTCTTACTTTCGTGATGCGCGCGCGGCCCTGGGGATAACGGCAAAACAGATTGCAGATGCCACAGGAAAGAAAAACATGGTGTCGCACTGGTTCAGTGCCAGTCAGTGGCAGCTACCGAACGAAAGCGATTATCTGAAATTACAGTCGCTGTTTGCCCGGGTGGCAGAAGAGAAACATCAGCGGGGAGAACTGGAAAAGCCCCACCACCAGCTGGTGGATACGTATACGTCACTGAACCGGCAGTATGTGGAGCTGCAGAGTGAATATAAGCATCTGCGGCGGTATTTTGGTGTGACGGCGCAGGTGCCGTACACGGATGTGTGGACACATAAACCGGTGCAGTTCTATCCCGGGAAACATCCGTGCGAAAAACCGGCAGAAATGCTGCAGCAGATAATCAGCGCAAGCAGTCGTCCGGGTGACCTGGTTGCAGATTTTTTTATGGGCTCAGGTTCAACGGTAAAAGCTGCACTGGCGCTCGGGCGTCGTGCGATTGGCGTTGAACTGGAGACCGGACGTTTTGAGCAGACAGTCAGGGAAGTTCAGGATTTAATCGTTTGAAACGGATGAGATTGCAGAATTAATTACGCACCATTATTATTCTGCTCCCGGCCCTTTAGCTCAGTGGTGAGAGCGAGCGACTCATAATCGCCAGGTCGCTGGTTCAAATCCAGCAAGGGCCACCATCACATACCGCCATTAGCTCATCAGGAAAGAGCGCCAGCCTTCGAAGCTGGTTGCGCGGAGTTCGGGTCCCCGAAGGCGGTCCATTATCTGTATCCTGCGTTGTTAGCTCAGCCGGACAGAGCAATTGCCTTCTAAGCAATCGGTCACTGGTTCGAATCCAGTACAACGCGCCACACTTATTTTCCCTGGCTCGCTTTTGCGGGCTTTTTTTTAAATGTCTCACAATTCAGGCGGTTGACTGTTGTCTGGTTTGCGGGGAGTTTGTTAAAAGAAACTGGCATGGTGAATCCCCCTGTGCGGAGGGGCAATCAGCGAGTAGGTATATGGGATAATCGCGGATTCAGGTGCTGGTACTGAATTCACCGGGAGGCACCCGGCACCATGCAATGGCACATAGCGCCACTCTCCAGCCCCTCTCCGGAGGGGCTTTTCTGTGCCGGATACATCACAGTTTCTGGAACCTTAGGTACTACAGTATCAGTCAGGGTGCTATATTTTCAGATGTGATGAAAGCCTGTCAGCAGGCAGGGCGTATCGGAAATGACCCAGTAGAGAAAACGTTGACTCAGATACCGGTGCTGAGTTACCGGGAAACCGGCATCACATGACCGCTATCCTTCCAGGCCCATCCGCTCCGGTGGGCCTTTTTACTGCAGAAAACAGGTTCCCCGTTAAATGCTATGTTGCTCACAATTCAGTAAGTTGACAGTTGCCTGTCAGACTGGGCATTTGTTAAAAAAATTTCGCATGGTGAATCCCCCTGAGCGGAGGGGCGACTGGTGACGGTATAATCTCTGATTATCAAAACGAGAATGACGCGGGTTTAGTGGCACCGGGCTGAACTCACCGGGAGGCACCCGGCACCATGTGCATGATGATACAGATACGCGGCTTTAGCCCCTCTCCGGAGGGGCTTTCTTATGGACAAAAAAAGCCCGCGCTGGGAGACGCGGGCGGCAAGGAATAAACAATAAAACGTGAAGTAATATTTCAGCTGGCGAATAATACCCCATAGTAATCACTCTGCGCAACTGCGCGGTCTTTTTCGAATTGCGGGCTGTAGTCTCCCTTCTGCCATTGTCCTGTAACTTCCGGACTTCAGCCTGCTCCTTATCTGACTCACAACATTATCCCGCCCGGGAGGATTCATGGCATTTAAACACTATGACGTGGTCAGGGCGGCATCGCCGTCAGACCTTGCGAAACGACTGACACAAAAACTGAAGGAGGGCTGGCAGCCGTTTGGTAGTCCGGTGGCCATAACCCCTTATACCCTGATGCAGGCGATTGCAGCAGAAGGTGATGTGGTCGTCAGTGGTGCAACTGAGCCGGAGTGGTACTACGTCATCGTACTGGCCGGGCAATCCAATGCCATGGCTTACGGTGAAGGGCTTCCGCTTCCGGATTCATACGATGCGCCCCATCCGCGCATTAAGCAACTGGCCCGTCGTAACACAGTGACTCCCGGTGGTGAAGTATGCGTATTTAACGACATCATTCCTGCTGACCATTGTCTGCATGATGTTCAGGATATGAGTACGATTAACCATCCCCGGGCTGACCTGAGCAAAGGGCAGTACGGCTGTGTCGGACAGGGCTTACATATTGCCAAAAAACTGCTTCCGTATATCCCTAATAATGCGGGGATCCTGCTGGTACCATGCTGTCGTGGTGGTTCGGCATTCACCCAGGGCACGGAGGGGACATTCAGCGAGTCCACGGGAGCCAGTCAGGATTCGGCTCGCTGGGGAGTGGGTAAGCCGTTATATCAGGATCTGCTTTTCCGCACGAAGGCAGCATTGCAGAAAAACCCGAAAAACGTTTTGCTGGCGATATGCTGGATGCAGGGGGAATTCGATATGACGAATGCCAGTTACGCCCAGCAGCCAGCAGCATTTCTTGCAATGGTACAGCAGTTCCGTGCTGACCTTGCCGGGCTGGCGGCGCAGTGTCACGGTGGAAGTCCGGCATCAGTCCCCTGGATTTGTGGCGACACGACATACGCGTGGAAACAAGAACACGGTACGCAATATGAAGTGGTATATGGTGCATATAAAGGTAAAGAATCCCAGCAGATTTATTTTGTTCCCTTTATGACCGATGGTAGCGGAGTTAATACACCGACAAACAACCCGTCAGAAGATCCTGCTATTGCCGGGTCTGGTTATTACGGTTCGGCATCCCGAACGAACAAAAACTGGGTATCATCAAATCGCCCGACGCATTTCAGCTCATGGGCGCGTCGTGGCATTATTCCCGATCGTATGGCAACTGCTATTCTGAACGTAGCCGGTCGCACCTTAGCCTTCATTAGTGGTAAGGCACCGGAAATCAAACCCTCGCCCGGCGGCGACACGCCATCGGGGCCGTCTGAAGATGCATCCGTACGCACAATCTCCCTGTTGCCGACAGCCGGAGATGCTGCTGCGCAGGGCTGGAGCATTAAGGACGGCGGAATTCAGTTGTCGGGTGGTGTATTTAAGATCGCCAAGCAGAGCAATAAAGCCTGGTCCCTGACGCGCCCGGTGGATGACGCAGTCTCCCTGCTGACACGGGGTGGCAGACTGAGCTGTAAGTTTCGACTGTCAGGCGCACTGACCAACAACCAGTTCGGTCTGGGAATTTATCTGTATACCGATGTAGCGTTACCTGACGTCGTGGCGATGACCGGGACTGGTAACCCGTTCCTGATGTCGTTCTTCACCCAAACCACAGACGGCAAACTGAATCTGATGCATCACAAGAAAGCAGGAAACACAAAGTTGGGCGAGTTCGGGAATTACAGTAACGACTGGCAGACGCTGGAGCTGGTGTTCACCGCCGGCAGTGCCACGGTTACTCCGAAACTGAATGGAGTGGCTGGCCCGGCATTCCAGGCCATAAAAGACAGTCTGGCAGTGGGACTAAATGCACTGACGCTGACGGATATTACCAAAAATGCAACGTATGGCGTTGAGATAGAAAGTCTGGTGCTGGAGATAAATGCACCGGCATCATCATAAAAAGTGAGCCAGTCAAATGGAAGGTATCGTTAAACTCACCGGTAGTGTCAGTGGATCGTCTGAGACGCTTGCATGAGTTATCAGAGCCATCAGTAGTTAACTGGTGGCTTTTTTATTGTTGTCAGCTTCCGGATAACGGGAGACGGGGTATGTACCAGATGGAAAAAATCACAACAGGTGTGTCATACACCACGTCAGCGGTGGGAACGGGCTACTGGTTCCTGCAGTTGCTGGACAGGGTTTCCCCGTCTCAGTGGGCGGCAATAGGCGTGCTGGGGAGTCTGCTGTTTGGGCTGCTGACATATCTGACTAACCTGTATTTCAAAATCAGAGAGGACCGTCGTAAGGCTGCACGGGGAGAGTAATTCAATGACTCAAAACTATGAACTGATTGTGAAAGGGATCCGCAATTTTGAGAATAAAGTTACGGTAACTTTAGCGTTACGGGACAAAAAACGCTTTGACGGTGAAATTTTTGACCTGGACATCTCGCTGGACCGTGTTGAAGGTGCCGCGCTGGAGTTTTATGAGGCAGCAGCCAGAAGGAGCATCAGACAGGTCTTCCTGGATGTTGCTGCCGGGTTATGTGAAGGGGATGAGCAGTCGCCGGAAAAGCGCCCCGTAATTTTAGAGGCGCAGGATGTGTTGATAACCTACAGAGGAAAACTACCGGGAATAATTACGGGTTCTCTGAAGAGTCCGCCGAAATGGTAATTTTACCAGCATATTTTTCATCCAGTAATACAGCAAGCCGCCTGAAAGAGTCTTGTTGTTCCTGAGACCATTTGGGATTGCATGATTCAAACTGGATTGATGCCAGCGTTGATTGCATCTGTTCCCTTGGAATTGAGAATGCCAGATATGAGAAGGCGACGGTAAGGGTATTCACGTCTTCCCGAAGCCTGGAAATGCTGTCGAGCAACTCCTGTAGAGAAATGGTGTTATTGTCCATAAATAATCCTCATGATTGTATTGACCTGTTAGCAGCCTGAGGCAACAGGCTGGAACTGATAAACATATCCAGGGCTCAGAAACCGATAAATCCTGATAAATATCCATGAACACCAAAATCAGATACGGCCTGTCGGCTGCCGTTCTGGCGCTGATTGCCGCTGGTGCGCCTGCGCCTGACATTCTCGACCAGTTTCTGGATGAAAAGGAAGGTAACCACACCACGGCATACCGTGATGGCGCGGGTATCTGGACCATCTGCCGCGGTGCCATCCTGGTGGATGGCAAACCTGTCGTTCCGGGCATGAAGTTGTCGAAGGAAAAATGCGACCGGGTTAACGCCATTGAGCGTGATAAGGCGCTGGCATGGGTGGAGAAAAACATCAAAGTGCCATTGAGCGAACCCCAGAAAGCGGGGATCGCGTCATTCTGTCCGTACAACATTGGTCCCGGTAAGTGTTTCCCGTCGACGTTTTATAAACGAATTAATGCAGGTGATCGCAGGGGAGCGTGTGAGGCGATTCGCTGGTGGATTAAGGACGGTGGCAGAGACTGCCGTATCCGCTCAAATAACTGTTATGGTCAGGTATCCCGTCGTGACCAGGAGAGCGCGCTGGCGTGCTGGGGAATCGACAGATAAGCAGAATATTTTGCTGAAAAATAAGGCATGGCCACGCGGGCGGATAACATGAAATCCTGCGAACTGGCGAAACGTAAGTGAATAAAAGTAAAAACCCCGTTTGTTGGCACCAAGCGGGGTTTTGTGTTTCCTGACTCCGGAAAAGTCAAAGGAGAAAGTGTGTTTGATTTTAGCAAACTGATTCGGGAGATTCGAGTGATGGCTGAAAAATTATCCACCTGGAAGTTCATTCTTATCTGGCTGGTGTTTGTGATTATGGCCTCCGGTTATTTCATCGGTCAGATACGCTGGTGGTGAAATGAACCGCGTACTGTGCGTGGTCATCATTGCCCTGCTGGTGGCCTGTGGTGCGCTTAGTCTGGGGCTGAATCATTACCGTGATAACGCCATTACCTACAAAGCCCAGCGCGACAAAAATGTCAGAGAACTGAAGCTGGCGAACGCGGCAATTACTGACATGCAGATGCGTCAGCGTGATGTTGCTGCGCTCGATGCAAAATACACGAAGGAGTTAGCTGATGCGAAAGCTGAAAATGAAACTCTTCGCGCTGACGTTGCCGCTGGTCGTAAGCGCCTGCGTATCAACGCCACCTGTCCAGGTCCCGTGCGTGAAGCCACCGGCACCGCCCGCGTGGATAATGCAACCGGCCCCCAACTGGCAGACACCGTTACACGGGATTATTTCACCCTCAGAGAGCGGCTGATGACGATGCAGAAGCAACTGGAAGGGGCGCAGGAATATATCCGTACTCAGTGCCTGAAATAAGTTTTGTTGATGCGCCGTATCGTCGCTGTATTCCCTCATTAACAGAGACCGCAGCCCGACAGGGAGACTCCTCTGCGCGAGTATGCGGGGATAATCAAAAACGATACACACCGGGGTTTACCGCGTTAACGGAGCGCGGCGTTGTCCCCTCATAGTCGCCTGTCCGGTGCGATGGTGGAAGAAACCGGATGTTTATCACTATTAATTGATGACACAGAAATGGATTCATTGAATTTCAGCACGTTTTTGTATTCGTGTTATTGAACATCTGTTTATTTTACTTTTAACATATTGATAATAAAAAGAGCTGTAAATCTTTAGATGAGTCGATTTTGTCCGGGGAAGTTCAAATGGATTTTATGCTGACGGTTTCTGGTGTGGTTATCCTGTCCATTGCTTATACTGCAGATAAATATGGCTGCCATTTGTTATCACGTATTGGCGCTTATTGTTCGTTGATGCTGATTTTCTCGTCGCTTTTTTTTGAGTAAGTTATATTAATTATAACAAATAATTTTCTGTGTTATTTTTTCAGGCTATCCCGTCAGAGGGGAAGCCTGTACTGCCGGGGAGCGAATGGAAAACTGATGTGTCCGGTAACTGCGTGTTCTGTGAACACCATGTTACTTAATTATGTAATTCATACCCGAACTCTCTGTTGACAGCCTTCTTCTGCAGGCTTCAATAACCCACGCTGAAAAGTTTCCTGAACCTTTCAGATCAAGAGCGATGTTAATTTGTTCAATCATCTGGTTTGGAAATCGGATGTTGCGGGTTGTTGTTCTGCGGGTTCTGTTCTTTGATGACATAATGTTTCCCCATATTCAGTGTTGCTGATTTGTATTATCTGAAGTTGCTTTTACGTTAATTTGATGCAGATCAATTAATACGATACCTGCGTCATAATTGATTATTTCTCGTGGTTTGATGGCGTACACACATGTTGTGATAAACCTTATATAGATGATAATCATTATCATTTTCGTGGGTCCTTTCCGGCGATCCGACCGGTTACGGGGCGGCGACCTCGCGGTTTTTCACTATTTATGAAAATTTTTCAGGGAAAATCGTGTCGGTACTTCTCGAATATAACTTTTTGTTTTTTTTAATATTGCATCCGTAAAGGTCCGACATGAAAGTGTCCGAAAATGCCTTTTTCTGGCGTTTTCACGTCGGGCCTTGTATTTGATAATGGGTTGTTTTCATGAAGGTTAATAAAAAGAGGCTTGCCGAAATTTTCAACGTGGACCCGCGGACGATTGAACGCTGGCAGTCTCAGGGACTCCCTTGCGCCTCCAAAGGTAGTAAGGGCATTGAATCTGTATTTGATACTGCCATGGCAATTCAGTGGTATGCGCAGAGGGAAACTGATATCGAAAACGAAAAGCTCCGCAAAGAACTGGACGATTTGCGTGCGGCAGCGGAGTCAGATTTACAACCCGGCACCATTGACTATGAACGCTACCGGCTCACAAAAGCGCAGGCAGATGCGCAGGAACTGAAAAATGCCCGTGAAGACGGAGTAGTGCTGGAAACTGAACTGTTTACCTTCATTCTGCAACGTGTGGCACAGGAGATTTCGGGGATACTTGTGCGTGTGCCGTTGACATTACAGCGTAAATATCCGGACATTTCACCATCACACCTTGATGTGGTGAAAACTGAAATCGCGAAAGCCTCCAATGTTTCAGCTAAGGCCGGTGAAAACGTGGGCGGGTGGATCGATGATTTCAGACGCGCAGAAGGCAGCTAATGCAGCCGGTGCGATAGCTACAGGGCTTTTATCTCTCATTATTCCTGTTCCACTGACGACAGTTCAGTGGGCCAATAAACATTATTACCTTCCTAAAGAGTCGTCTTATACCCCGGGGCGGTGGGAAACACTGCCGTTTCAGGTTGGCATCATGAACTGTATGGGCAACGATCTGATTCGCACGGTTAACCTGATTAAATCTGCCCGTGTTGGTTATACAAAGATGTTGCTGGGAGTGGAGGCTTATTTTATTGAGCATAAATCACGCAACAGCCTTCTTTTTCAGCCCACGGACTCAGCTGCTGAAGATTTTATGAAATCTCATGTTGAGCCAACGATAAGGGATGTTCCTGCATTGCTGGAGCTGGCTCCATGGTTCGGAAGAAAACACCGCGATAATACGCTCACCCTGAAGCGTTTTTCCTCCGGTGTGGGGTTCTGGTGTCTGGGTGGTGCGGCAGCAAAAAACTACCGTGAAAAATCCGTGGATGTGGTCTGTTATGACGAGCTTTCCTCGTTCGAACCGGATGTTGAAAAAGAGGGTTCGCCAACCCTGCTGGGGGATAAACGTATTGAGGGCTCTGTATGGCCAAAATCCATTCGCGGCTCGACGCCTAAAATCAAAGGCTCCTGCCAGATCGAAAAAGCCGCTAACGAGTCGGCACACTTCATGCGTTTTTATGTGCCCTGTCCGCACTGTGGGGAGGAGCAGTATCTGAAATTTGGCGATGATGCCTCGCCTTTCGGTCTTAAGTGGGAGAAGAATAAGCCAGAAAGTGTTTTCTACCTTTGTGAGCATCATGGCTGTGTGATCCATCAGTCTGAGCTTGACCAGAGTAACGGGCGGTGGATCTGTGAAAACACGGGCATGTGGACCCGTGACGGCCTGATGTTTTTCAGCGCCCGGGGTGATGAAATTCCGCCGCCGCGCTCCATCACTTTCCATATCTGGACGGCGTACAGTCCGTTCACCACCTGGGTACAGATTGTCTATGACTGGCTGGATGCACTGAAAGATCCCAACGGCCTGAAAACCTTTGTGAACACCACGCTGGGCGAGACCTGGGAAGAGGCTGTGGGCGAAAAACTCGATCACCAGGTACTGATGGATAAGGTTGTGCGTTACACGGCGGCGGTGCCTGCCCGGGTGGTTTATCTGACGGCGGGCATTGACTCGCAGCGAAACCGTTTTGAGATGTATGTCTGGGGATGGGCTCCGGGAGAGGAAGCCTTTCTGGTGGATAAAATCATCATTATGGGGCGTCCCGATGAGGAAGAGACGCTGTTACGTGTGGATGCGGCGATCAACAAAAAATACCGCCATGCAGACGGAACCGAAATGACTATTTCCCGTGTCTGCTGGGACATCGGGGGGATCGATGGCGAAATCGTTTATCAGAGGTCAAAAAAACACGGTGTTTTCCGGGTGCTGCCGGTAAAAGGCGCATCTGTCTATGGCAAGCCGGTGATCACCATGCCAAAAACCCGCAATCAGCGGGGCGTGTATCTGTGTGAAGTGGGGACGGACACCGCAAAAGAAATTCTCTATGCCCGTATGAAAGCCGATCCCACGCCTGTGGATGAAGCCACGTCGTATGCCATCCGTTTTCCTGATGATCCGGAGATTTTTTCGCAGACAGAGGCGCAGCAACTGGTCGCGGAAGAGCTTGTGGAGAAGTGGGAAAAAGGAAAGATGCGTCTGCTGTGGGATAACAAAAAGCGGCGTAACGAAGCGCTGGACTGCCTGGTGTATGCCTACGCGGCATTACGTGTGTCCGTGCAACGCTGGCAGCTTGATCTGGCTGTACTGGCAAAATCCCGGGAAGAAGAGACGACCCGGCCAACCCTTAAAGAACTGGCAGCGAAGCTGTCCGGAGGAGTGAATGGTTACAGTCGCTGAACTGCAGGCGCTGCGTCAGGCGCGCCTTGATTTATTAACCGGTAAACGGGTGGTGTCTGTCCAGAAAGATGGTCGCAGAATTGAATATACGGCGGCTTCTCTGGATGAGCTTAACCGGGCGATCAATAATGCGGAGTCGGTACTGGGGACAACCCGGCGTCGCCGTCGTCCGCTGGGAGTGAGGTTATGAAACGAACGCCTGTCCTGATTGATGTGAACGGCGTTCCGCTTCGTGAGAGTCTCAGCTACAACGGGGGCGGTGCAGGATTTGGCGGGCAAATGGCTGAGTGGTTGCCACCGGCGCAGAGTGCCGATGCGGCCCTGCTACCCGCGTTGCGTCTGGGGAATGCCCGGGCAGATGATCTGGTGCGCAATAACGGAATAGCGGCTAATGCGGTGGCTCTGCATAAGGATCACATTGTCGGGCATATGTTTCTGATCAGCTACCGTCCGAACTGGCGCTGGCTGGGGATGCGGGAGACCGCAGCAAAAAGCTTTGTCGATGAGGTGGAGGCGGCCTGGTCGGAATACGCCGAAGGGATGTTTGGCGAGATCGACGTGGAAGGAAAACGCACGTTCACGGAATTTATCCGTGAAGGTGTGGGCGTTCATGCGTTTAACGGCGAAATCTTTGTGCAGCCGGTCTGGGATACGGAAACCACGCAGTTATTCCGTACGCGTTTTAAAGCCGTGAGTCCGAAACGGGTGGACACGCCTGGACACGGTATGGGGAACCGTTTTCTGCGGGCCGGTGTGGAGGTCGATCGATATGGCCGTGCCGTCGCGTACCATATTTGTGAGGATGATTTTCCGTTCTCTGGTAGTGGACGATGGGAACGGATCCCGCGTGAACTTCCCACCGGGCGTCCGGCCATGCTGCATATTTTCGAGCTGGTGGAGGACGGGCAGACCCGTGGGGCTAATCAGTTTTACAGCGTCATGGAACGGCTGAAGATGCTCGATTCCCTGCAGGCAACACAGCTTCAGTCGGCCATAGTGAAGGCGATGTATGCAGCGACGATTGAAAGTGAACTTGATACCGAAAAGGCCTTTGAATATATCGCCGGCGCGCCACAGGAGCAGAAGGATAATCCGCTTATTAATATTCTGGAGAAGTTCTCCAGCTGGTATGACACGAATAACGTGACACTGGGCGGTGTCAAAATTCCGCACCTTTTCCCTGGTGATGATCTGAAACTACAGACTGCGCAGGATTCAGACAATGGATTTTCTGCGCTTGAACAGGCGCTGCTGCGGTATATCGCCGCCGGTCTTGGCGTTTCCTACGAACAGTTGTCCCGTGATTACTCGAAGGTCAGTTACTCAAGTGCCCGCGCCTCCGCCAATGAGTCGTGGCGCTATTTTATGGGGCGGCGAAAATTTATTGCGGCCCGGCTGGCCACGCAGATGTTTTCCTGCTGGCTGGAAGAGGCACTTCTTCGGGGGATTATTCGTCCGCCACGGGCACGTTTTGATTTTTATCAGGCGCGATCAGCCTGGTCACGGGCAGAGTGGATTGGTGCCGGAAGAATGGCCATTGACGGGCTCAAGGAAGTCCAGGAATCAGTGATGCGCATTGAGGCCGGACTGAGCACGTATGAGAAAGAGCTGGCGCTGATGGGCGAGGATTATCAGGACATTTTCCGCCAGCAGGTCAGGGAATCTGCTGAGCGGCAAAAAGCCGGACTCTCACGTCCGGTGTGGATAGCGCAGGCGTATCAGCAGCAGATAGCGGAGAGTCGCAGGCCGGAAGAGGAGACAACACCACGTGAGACGTAATCTTTCACACATTATTGCCGCAGCATTCAATGAACCGCTGCTTCTGGAGCCCGCCTATGCGCGGGTTTTCTTTTGCGCGCTCGGGCGCGAGATGGGAGCAGCAAGTCTTTCGGTACCACAACAGCAGGTACAGTTTGATGCTCCCGGAATGCTGGCTGAAACGGATGAGTACATGGCCGGAGGTAAACGACCGGCCCGTGTTTACAGGGTGGTGAACGGTATTGCTGTACTGCCGGTGACCGGCACGCTGGTGCACCGGCTGGGTGGTATGCGGCCATTTTCCGGAATGACAGGCTATGACGGTATTGTCGCCTGTCTTCAGCAGGCAATGGCGGATAGCCAGGTGCGGGGCGTACTGCTGGACATTGACAGTCCGGGAGGGCAGGCCGCCGGCGCGTTTGACTGCGCTGACATGATTTACCGCCTCCGTCAGCAGAAGCCGGTCTGGGCACTGTGCAATGACACTGCCTGTTCTGCAGCCATGCTGCTGGCGTCGGCCTGCTCCCGACGGCTGGTTACCCAGACATCCCGTATCGGCTCCATTGGCGTGATGATGAGCCATGTCAGCTATGCCGGTCATCTGGCGCAGGCCGGTGTGGATATCACGCTGATTTATGCCGGGGCGCACAAGGTGGATGGCAATCAGTTTGAAGCGTTGCCGGCAGAGGTTCGCCAGGATATGCAGCAGCGGATTGATGCGGCGCACCGGATGTTTGCCGAAAAAGTGGCGATGTATACCGGGTTGTCTGTGGATGTGGTCACGGGAACAGAGGCCGCCGTTTTTGAAGGTCAGTCCGGCATTGAGGCCGGGCTGGCGGATGAATTAATTAATGCGTCGGATGCCATCAGTGTGATGGCCACGGCGCTGAACAGTAATGTCAGAGGAGGCACTATGCCGCAATTAACTGCAACGGAAGCCGCCGTGCAGGAGAACCAGCGAGTGATGGGGATCCTGACATGCCAGGAAGCGAAAGGACGTGAACAGCTTGCCACGATGCTGGCAGGGCAACAGGGCATGAGCGTTGAACAGGCCCGGGCGATTCTGGCCGCGGCGGCACCGCAGCAGCCGGTGGCATCCGCGCAGAGTGAAGCCGATCGCATTATGGCGTGTGAAGAAGCGAACGGTCGTGAACAACTGGCGGCAACGCTGGCGGCGATGCCGGAGATGACGGTGGAAAAAGCCCGCCCGATCCTGGCGGCTGCACCACTGGCGGATGCCGGGCCCTCACTTCGTGATCAGATCATGGCCCTGGATGAGGCAAAAGGGGCAGAAGCGCAGGCTGAAAAACTGGCGGCCTGCCCGGGAATGACCGTGGAGAACGCCCGGGCTGTGCTGGCTGCGGGATCAGGTAAGGCCGAACCGGTCTCTGCATCCACAACCGCCCTGTTTGAACATTTCATGGCGAATCATTCACCGGCAGCGGTGCGGGGTGGCGTGTCACAGACGTCAGCAGACGGTGATGCGGACGTGAAAATGCTCATGGCCATGCCATGAAGTCAGTGCTGACCATCAATATGAGGTTTTAACAAAATGGTGACGAAAACCATCACTGAACAGCGTGCGGAAGTACGTATTTTTGCTGGTAATGATCCGGCTCATACCGCCACAGGCAGCAGCGGGATTTCTTCTGCAACACCGGCTCTGACGCCCCTGATGCTGGATGAAGCCACCGGGAAACTGGTGGTCTGGGATGGACAGAAAGCCGGTAGTGCGGTTGGCATACTGGTACTGCCGCTTGAAGGCACAGAGACGGTGCTGACCTATTACAAGTCGGGGACCTTTGCGACGGAGGCAATCCGCTGGCCTGACAGTGTGGATGAACACAAAAAGGCAAATGCCTTTGCCGGCACAGCCCTGAGTCACGCGGCTCTGCCGTAACACGTTATCAGGCCACCATGGTGGCCTGACTGATTTCTGAATGAAAGGAACTGATTTATGGGATTGTTTACGACCCGCCAGTTACTCGGTTATACCGAACAAAAAGTTAAATTCCGTGCGCTATTTCTGGAGCTGTTTTTCCGCCGTACGGTGAATTTCCACACCGAAGAGGTGATGCTGGACAAAATTACCGGAAAAACGCCGGTGGCGGCCTATGTCTCCCCGATCGTTGAAGGAAAAGTGCTGCGCCATCGTGGTGGTGAAACCCGCGTGTTGCGTCCGGGCTACGTCAAGCCGAAACACGAATTTAATTACCAGCAGGCGGTTGAGCGCCTTCCCGGTGAAGATCCGGCTCAGCTGAACGACCCGGCCTACCGTCGTCTGCGTATCATCACTGATAACCTCAAACAGGAAGAGCACGCTATTGTGCAGGTGGAAGAAATGCAGGCGGTGAATGCCGTGCTGTATGGCAAATATACGATGGAAGGAGACCAGTTCGAGAAAATTGAAGTCGATTTTGGCCGATCGACGAAGAATAACATCATACAAGGTAGCGGTAAGGAGTGGTCAAAACAGGATCGTGACACGTTCGACCCGACATATGATATCGACCTTTTCTGTGATCAGGCCAGTGGTCTTGTGAATATTGCCATTATGGACGGTACCGTCTGGCGTCTGCTGAATGGCTTTAAGCTTTTCCGCGAAAAAATGGATACCCGTCGCGGTTCAAACTCACAACTCGAAACGGCAGTGAAAGATCTGGGCGCAGTGGTATCCTTCAAGGGGTATTACGGCGATCTGGCCATTGTGGTAGCGAAAACGTCTTATGTGGCAGAGGACGGTACCGAAAAACGTTATCTGCCGGAGGGCACGCTGGTGCTGGGGAATACGGCAGCAGAGGGGATTCGTTGCTATGGAGCCATTAAGGATGCACAGGCGTTGTCTGAAGGAGTGGTGGCTTCTTCCCGTTACCCGAAACACTGGCTGACCGTGGGCGATCCGTCCTGTGAATTCACCATGACGCAGTCCGCGCCGCTGATGGTGCTGCCGGATCCGGATGAGTTTGTGGTGGTACAGGTGAAATAATCCGTGAGCGGGGGCGAAATGCCCCCGTGTTTTTTTCACAGGGAGCTGGATATGGCAACAAAAGAAGAAAATCAGAAACGTCTTCGTGAACTGGCTGGTCTGCTGGGGCGCGAGGCGGATATGTCGGGGAGTGCTGCGGATATCGCACAGCGTGTGGCAGAGTGGGAAGAGGAGGTTTGCGCCTCGGAAAATGAAATCGCAGATGTTGATGATACCGTTCATGAGCAGGCATGCAGGCACACCGGTGAGGATGACGTTGGTATTCTGGAACGTATCAGGCTTCTGAAGTGTTTTTACCTGTGCGGTGTTGACGATGAAACAGGTGAGCCTGTTGAGCATGTTGATGCTGGCAGAGTAATTCTGATGCCCCCCTCAGTGGCAAAAGACATGGTCAGGAGCGGAATGGCCGTTTATGCGTGATTTTGAGAATTCCTTTGATGCTGCCCTTGCCGGGGTGGACAGAACGATTGTTGAAGTGATGGGGCTCTGTGCGCAGTTCACCTCGGGGGCACAGTGTGGCAGCGAAGTTCAGGGGGTTTTTGACGATCCGGAGTCGCTGGGGTTTGCCGGTAGCGGGGTCCGTATTGAAGGAAGCAGCCCGTCATTATTTGTGCGGACGGATACGGTTCGTGCCGTGCGGCGTGGTGACACGCTGACCATTAATGGTGAGACATTCTGGGTGGATCGTGTTTCTCCGGATGACGGGGGTAGCTGTTATCTCTGGCTCAACCGTGGGCAACCACCCGCAGTTAACCGGCGACGATAAACGCAGGGTTAATTATGGCGATAAAAGGGCTTGATCAGGCGATTGACAATCTGAGCCGGGTTCGTAAAAACGCCATTCCGGCTGCTTCTGCAATGACCATTAACCGCGTGGCCACAACGGCGATTAATCAGTCTTCGTCACAGGTTGCCCGGGAAACCAGGGTGAGACGGAAACTGGTAAAGGAACGGTCCAGACTGAAACGGGCGACGGTCAGAAATCCGAATGCCAGAATTATCGTTAACCGCGGTGATCTCCCTGTGATTAAGCTGGGGATCAGAATGCTGGGGCGTCGTCCGAACAGCATACTCAAAGCCGGTCAGCATCGTTATCAGCGGGCATTTATCCAGCGATTAAATAATGGGCGCTGGCATGTTATGCAACGTCTTCCCCAGGCCAGATATGAGGAGGGCAATGACGACAAGGGGAGGAAAAAGCGTAATCGCCTTCCCATTCAGGTGGTGAAAATCCCGATGGCGGCCCCACTGAAACAGGCATTTGATGAGAATGTTGACCGTATCCGGCGTGAACGCCTGCCCGGAGAACTGGCATCCGCGCTGAAACAACAACTGAGGATTGCGATAAAACGATGAAACACACTGACATTCGTGCCGCAGTGCTGGATGCACTCGAGCAGCATGAACACGGGGCGACGCTGTTTGATGGTCGCCCCGTTGTTTTTGACGAAGAGGATTTTCCTGCGATCGCGGTTTATCTGACGGATGCAGAGTATACCGGTGAAGAGCTGGATGCAGATACCTGGCGGGCCACGCTGCATATTGAGGTGTTTTTACCGGCACAGGTACCGGATTCAGAGCTTGATCAGTGGATGGAAAGCCGGATTTACCCGGCGATGACCGCGATCCCGGCACTGGCAGGACTGATTACCACGATGGTTACGCAGGGCTATGAGTATCGTCGTGATGACGATATGGCGTTATGGAGTTCTGCAGATCTGACTTATTCCATTACATACGAGATGTGAGGACGATATGGCAACACCAAATCCCCTTGAGCCGGTAAAAGGTGCCGGTACCACTCTGTGGGTTTACAACGGCAAGGGTGATGCTTATGCAAACCCGTTGTCAGACGATGACTGGCAGCGACTGGCTAAGGTGAAGGATCTGACGCCGGGCGAGATGACGGCAGAATCCTACGATGATAACTACCTGGATGATGAAGACGCGGACTGGACCGCGACCGGTCAGGGGCAGAAATCTGCAGGTGATACCAGTTTTACGCTGGCCTGGAAACCGGGAGAGGAAGGCCAGAAAGGGCTTATAGGCTGGTTTGAAAGCGGCGATGTCCGGGCCTATAAAATCCGTTTTCCGAATGGCACGGTGGATGTGTTTCGTGGCTGGGTCAGCAGTATCGGTAAGGCCGTGACGGCGAAAGAAGTGATCACCCGCACGGTGAAAGTCACTAACGTGGGTAAACCTTCTGTAGCGGAAGAACGCAGCAAAATTACGCCGGTCAGTGCGATTAAGGTGACGCCGACATCCGGTACGGTGGCAAAAGGGAAAACAACCACCCTGACGGTTTCTTTTGAGCCGGAAAGTGCAACCGACAAGACGTTCAGAGCGGTTTCCGCCGATCCGTCGAAAGCCACCATTAGTGTGAAAGATATGACAATTACGGTAAACGGCGTGGCGACAGGTAAGGTGCAGATCCCTGTGGTGAGCGGAAATGGTCAGTTCGCCGCAGTGGCTGAAGTCACCGTTACTGAAGCGGGCGCTGCAGGGTAAACGGAGGTAATACATGTTTCTGAAAACAGAACAATTTGAATATAACGGTGTGTCTGTCACGCTTTCCGAATTGTCTGCGCTGCAGCGTATCGAGCATCTTGCCCTCCTGAAACGGCGTGCAGAACAGGCAGAATCCAGCGGCAACCTGCAGGTAAGCGTGGAAGATCTCGTCAGAACCGGCGCGTTTCTGGTGGCGATGTCCCTGTGGCATAACCATCCGCAGAAAACGGGATCACCGTCAATGAATGAGGCCGTGATGAAGATAGAGCAGGAAGTGCTCACCACCTGGCCTGCCGATGCCATTGCCCGGGCGGAAGACGTGGTGTTGTGCCTGTCCGGGATGATCGAAGCTGTTCGTCCGGATACTGATATTACTGAAGTGGCGAAAAATAACACGCTGACTGATGATGATTTTTCTGCGGGAAAGTCTTCGACGGCGAGCTGAACTTTGCCCTCAGACTGGCGCGTGAGATGGGGAGACCCGACTGGCGCGCCATGCTTGCCGGGATGACATCCACCGAATATGCCGACTGGCACCGTTTTTACCGCACGCATTATTTTCAGGATACCCAGCTGGATATGCATTTTTCCGGGCTGACGTACGCTGTACTCAGCCTGTTTTTTTGCGATCCGGATATGCATCCCTCTGATTTCAGTCTGCTTGTCCCCCGGCATGAGGAAGAGCAGGTGGAGAGGCCGGATGAGGACAAAATGCTGATGCAGAAAGCGGCAGGACTTGCCGGAGGCGTCCGGTTCGGTGGGGACGGAGGGCGCGATATTTTATCGTCTGCGGATGTGGCGGATGTCATGGTGGATGATGCCGCATTAATGATGGCTTCAGCGGGGATTCCGGGAGGTGTGAGATATGTCCCAGCCGGTTGGTGATCTTGTTATTGACCTTAGTCTGGATGCTGTCCGTTTCGATGAGCAGATGAGCCGGGTAAGGCGTCATTTTTCAGGTCTGGATACCGACGCCAGAAAAACCGCCAGTGCTGTTGAACAGGGCCTGAGCCGCCAGGCGCTGGCTGCACAAAAAGCCGGGATTTCCGTCGGGCAGTATAAAGCGGCCATGCGAACCCTGCCCGCACAGTTTACGGATATCGCCACGCAGCTTGCCGGTGGTCAGAATCCCTGGTTGATCCTGCTGCAACAGGGCGGTCAGGTGAAGGACTCCTTCGGCGGGATGATCCCCATGTTCAGGGGGCTTGCCGGTGCGATCACCCTGCCGATGGTCGGGGTCACCTCGCTGGCGGTGGCGACAGGTGCGCTGGCGTACGCCTGGTACCAGGGCGACGCCACGCTTTCAGAATTTAATAAAACGCTGGTCCTTTCCGGCAATCAGGCCGGACTGACTGCCGATCGTATGCTGACGCTCTCAAGAGCCGGGCAGGCAGCAGGGCTGACGTTTAACCAGGCGAGAGAGTCACTGGCAGCCCTGGTGAATGCCGGTGTGCGTGGTGGTGAACAGTTTGATGCCATCAACCAGAGTGTCGCGCGTTTTGCGTCTGCATCCGGTGTGGAGGTAGATAAAGTCGCTGAAGCCTTCGGGAAGCTGACCACTGACCCGACGTCGGGACTGATGGCGATGGCGCGCCAGTTCCGTAACGTGACGGCAGAGCAGATTGCGTATGTTGCACAACTGCAGCGTTCCGGAGACGAGGCCGGGGCCTTACAGGCGGCGAACGATATCGCCACGAAAGGCTTTGATGAGCAGACCCGTCGCCTGAAAGAAAACATGGGAACACTGGAGACCTGGGCGGATAAAACAGGGAAGGCATTCAAATCGATGTGGGATGCCATTCTGGATATCGGTCGTCCGGAATCCTCAGCGGATATGCTCGCCAGTGCACAGAAGGCATTTGATGAGGCGGATAAAAAATGGCAGTGGTACCAGAGTCGGAGCCAGCGCCGCGGTAAAACCTCCTCTTTCCGGGCCAACCTTCAGGGCGCATGGGATGACCGGGAAAATGCCCGTCTGGGTCTGGCAGCGGCAACGCTGCAGTCGGATATGGAAAAAGCCGGTGAACTGGCGGCAAGGGACAGGGCTGAGCGTGAGTCGTCACAGCTGAAGTATACCGGAGAGGCGCAGAAGGCGTATGAGCGCCTGCTGACGCCACTGGAGAAATATACCGCCCGGCAGGAAGAGCTGAATAAGGCCCTGAAAGACGGGAAAATCCTGCAGGCGGATTACAACACGCTGATGGCGTCGGCAAAAAAGGATTATGAGTCGACGCAGAAAAAGCCGTCCGGTGTGAAGGTGTCTGCCGGTGAGCGCCAGGAAGACCAGGCGCATGCAGCCCTGCTGGCGCTTGAAACTGAGCTCAGGACGCTGGAGAAGCACAGCGGTGCGAATGAAAAAATCAGCCAGCAGCGCCGTGATTTATGGAAAGCGGAAAATCAGTATGTGGTCCTGAAAGAGGCCGCCACGAAACGGCAGTTATCTGAGCAGGAAAAATCCCTGCTGGCTCATGAGAAAGAGACGCTGGAGTACAAACGCCAGCTGGCTGAGCTGGGAGACAAGATTGAACACCAGAAGCGGCTGAATGAGCTGGCACAGCAGGCGGCGCGGTTTGAACAGCAGCAAAGCGCGAAGCAGGCGGCAATCAGCGCAAAAGCCCGCGGCCTCACCGACCGTCAGGCGCAGCGGGAGTCGGAAGAGCAGCGCCTTCGTGAGGTGTACGGTGATAATCCGGCTGCGCTGGCGAAGGCCACATCGGCACTGAAGAACACCTGGTCTGCGGAGGAGCAGCTTCGTGGAAGCTGGATGGCCGGGATGAAGTCCGGCTGGGGCGAGTGGGCGGAAAGTGCGACGGACAGTTTTTCGCAGGTTAAAAACGCGGCCACGCAGACCTTTGATGGTATTGCACAGAATATGGCGGCGATGCTGACCGGCAGTGAACAGAACTGGCGCAGCTTCACCCGTTCCGTGCTGTCCATGATGACAGAAATTCTGCTTAAGCAGGCAATGGTGGGGATTGTCGGGAGTATCGGCAGCGCTATTGGCGGGGCTGTTGGTGGCGGCGCATCCGCGTCAGGCGGTACAGCCATTCAGGCCGCTGCGGCGAAACTCCATTTTGCGACCGGAGGATTTACGGGAACCGGCGGCAAATATGAGCCAGCGGGGATTGTTCATCGTGGTGAATTTGTCTTCACGAAGGAGGCAACCAGCCGGATTGGTGTCGGCAACCTGTACCGCCTGATGCGGGGCTATGCGGAAGGTGGTTATGTGGGCGGTGCCGGAAGTCCGGCGCAGATGCGGCGGGCTGAAGGCATTAATTTTAATCAGAACAATCACGTGGTGATTCAGAACGACGGTACGAATGGTCTGCCAGGTCCACAGATGATGAAGGCAGTGTATGACATGGCCCGCAAGGGTGCCCGTGATGAAATTCAGGCACAGATGCGCGATGGTGGTCTGTTCTCCGGAGGTGGATGATGAAGACCTTCCGCTGGAAAGTGAAACCCGGTATGGATGTGGCTTCGGCCCCTTCTGTAAGAAAGGTGCGCTTTGGTGATGGCTATTCTCAGCGAGCGCCTGCCGGGCTGAATGCCAACCTGAAAACGTACAGCGTGACGCTTTCTGTCCCCCGTGAGGAGGCCACGGTACTGGAGTCGTTTCTGGAAGAGCACGGGGGCTGGAAAGCCTTTCTGTGGACGCCGCCTTATGAGTGGCGGCAGATAAAGGTGACCTGCGCAAAATGGTCGTCGCGGGTCAGTATGCTGCGTGTTGAGTTCAGCGCAGAGTTTGAACAGGTGGTGAACTGATGCAGGATATCCGGCAGGAAACACTGAATGAATGCACCCGTGCGGAGCAGTCGGCCAGCGTGGTGCTCTGGGAAATCGACCTGACAGAGGTCGGTGGAGAACGTTATTTTTTCTGTAATGAGCAGAACGAAAAAGGTGAGCCGGTCACCTGGCAGGGGCGACAGTATCAGCCGTATCCCATTCAGGGGAGTGGTTTTGAACTGAATGGCAAAGGCACCAGTACGCGCCCCACGCTGACGGTTTCTAACCTGTACGGCATGGTCACCGGGATGGCGGAAGATCTGCAGAGTCTGGTCGGCGGAACGGTGGTCCGGCGTAAGGTTTACGCCCGTTTTCTGGATGCGGTGAACTTCGTCAACGGAAACAGTGACGCCGATCCGGAGCAGGAGGTGATCAGCCGCTGGCGCATCGAGCAGTGCAGCGAACTGAGCGCGGTGAGTGCCTCCTTTGTACTGTCCACGCCGACGGAAACGGATGGCGCTGTTTTTCCGGGGCGTATCATGCTGGCCAACACCTGCACCTGGACCTATCGCGGTGATGAGTGCGGTTATCACGGTCCGGCAGTCGCGGATGAATATGACCAGCCGACGTCCGATATCACGAAGGATAAATGCAGCAAATGCCTGAGCGGCTGTAAGTTTCGCAATAACGTCGGCAACTTTGGCGGCTTCCTTTCCATTAACAAACTTTCGCAGTAATCCCATGACAGAGACAGAATCAGCGATTCTGGCGCACGCCCGGCGATGTGCGCCAGCGGAGTCGTGCGGCTTCGTGGTGAGAGCGCCGGAGGGGGAAAGATATTTTCCCGGCGTGAATATTTCCGGTGAGCCGGAGGATTATTTCCGGATGGCTCCGGAGGACTGGCTGCAGGCAGAAATGCAGGGTGAGATTGTGGCGCTGGTCCACAGCCACCCCGGTGGTCTGCCCTGGCTGAGTGAGGCCGACCGGCGGCTGCAGGTGCAGAGTGATTTGCCGTGGTGGCTGGTCTGCCGGGGGACGATTCATAAGTTCCGCTGTGTGCCGCATCTCACCGGGCGGCGCTTTGAGCACGGGGTGACGGACTGTTACACGCTGTTCCGGGATGCTTATCATCTGGCGGGGATTGAGATGCCGAATTTTCATCGCGGGGATGACTGGTGGCGTCACGGTCAGAATCTCTATCTTGACAATATGGAGGCTACTGGTTTTTACCGTGTCGCACTGACAGAGGCGCAGCCGGGCGATGTGCTGCTGTGCTGTTTTGGTTCATCGGTGCCGAATCATGCCGCCATTTACTGTGGTGACGGCGAGCTGCTGCACCATATTCCTGAACAACTGAGCAAACGAGAGAGGTACACCGACAAATGGCAGCGACGCACACACTCCCTCTGGCGTCACCGGGCATGGCACGCATCTGCCTTTACGGGGATTTGCAACGATTTGGTCGCCGCATCGACCTTCGTGTGAAAACGGGGGCTGAAGCCATCCGCGCACTGGCCACACAGCTCCCGGCGTTTCGTCAGAAACTGAGCGATGGCTGGTATCAGGTACGGATTGCCGGGCGGGATGCAGGAGAAACCGAATTATCATCCCGTCTTAATGAGCCGCTGGCAAATGGTGCCGTGATCCACATCGTACCGCGTCTGGCGGGTGCCAAAAGTGGTGGTGTTTTTCAGGCAGTGCTGGGTGCGGCGCTGATTGCTACGGCAATCTGGATGCCAGGAATCAGTATCGCTTTCAGTAACATTCTCTTTTCTATGGGGGCAGCGATGACGCTTGGTGGTGTCGCACAGATGCTGGCCCCTAAACCCAAAACTCCACGTACACAGACAACGGATAACGGCAAACAGAACACCTATTTCTCCTCACTGGATAACATGGTTGCCCAGGGCAATGTCCTGCCTGTTCTGTACGGTGAAATGCGCGTGGGGTCACGTGTGGCATCTCAGGAGATCAGCACGGCAGATGAAGGGGATGGTGGTCAGGTTGTGGTAATTGGGCGGTAATATTATTTACTCATGTTCTAACTGATTTAATATTTATATCGAACACTGATAATTATTCTATTGGTTAGCTATATGAACAAAACGATTTTATTCTGCACGATTATTGCCTTAACAGGATGTAAATCTTTGGATTACGTAAAATCCGGAAAACCTGTAATGGAAGGTAATTCATTAAAAAATATTGATGAATTGTCAGGCTGCATATCCAGACAATGGGCTGGTAATGGAACACCTATAACATCCCTTCCTATTGAGAATGGGGTAAGCCTTTTAGTTCCACAGGCTATGGGGGGATATGATGTTGTGCTTGATATCAAAAAAGCAGGAAATGGCAGTAGTTTTACTCTTTATGAACGTGTACCAGCATTAACGCCAAAAATTTTTGCTGATAGTGTTAATGCATGTAAATAATAGTTAATCCTGCTGTAACTCATGAGCCGCCTTTTGGGCGGCTTTGTTGTTTATGGAGTGTGAGGAATGGGTAAAGGAAGCAGTAAGGGGCATACCCCGCGCGAAGCGAAGGACAACCTGAAATCCACGCAATTACTGAGTGTGATCGATGCCATCAGCGAAGGGCCGATTGAAGGTCCGGTGGATGGATTAAAAAGCGTGCTGCTGAACAGTACACCGGTGCTGGACAGTGAGGGGAATACCAACATCTCCGGTGTCACGGTGGTGTTCCGGGCAGGTGAGCAGGAGCAGACACCGCCGGAGGGATTTGAATCCTCCGGCTCCGAGACGGTGCTCGGTACAGAAGTGAAATATGACACGCCGATCACCCGGACCATCACGTCTGCAAACATCGACCGTCTGCGCTTTACCTTCGGTGTGCAGGCTCTGGTGGAAACCACCTCAAAGGGGGACCGGAATCCGTCGGAAGTTCGCCTGCTGGTTCAGATACAGCGTAATGGTGGCTGGGTGACGGAAAAAGACATCACCATTAAGGGCAAAACCACCTCGCAGTATCTGGCCTCGGTGGTGGTGGATAACCTGCCGCCGCGCCCGTTTAATATCCGGATGCGCAGAATGACGCCGGACAGCACCACAGACCAGCTGCAGAACAAAACGCTCTGGTCGTCATACACCGAAATCATCGATGTGAAACAGGGCTACCCGAACACGGCACTGGTCGGCGTAAAGGTGGATTCGGAGCAGTTCGGCAGCCAGCAGGTGAGCCGTAATTATCATCTTCGCGGGCGCATTCTGCAGGTGCCGTCGAACTATAACCCGCAGACGCGGCAATACAGCGGTATCTGGGACGGAACGTTAAAACCGGCATACAGCAACAACATGGCCTGGTGTCTGTGGGATATGCTGACCCACCCGCGCTACGGCATGGGGAAACGTCTTGGTGCGGCGGATGTGGATAAATGGGCGCTGTATGTCATCGGCCAGTACTGCGACCAGTCAGTGCCGGACGGCTTTGGCGGCACGGAGCCGCGCATTACCTGTAATGCGTACCTGACCACACAGCGCAAGGCGTGGGATGTGCTCAGTGATTTCTGCTCGGCGATGCGCTGTATGCCGGTATGGAACGGGCAGACGCTGACGTTCGTGCAGGACCGACCATCAGATAAGGTGTGGACCTATAACCGCAGTAATGTGGTGATGCCGGATGATGGTGCGCCGTTCCGCTACAGCTTCAGCGCCCTGAAGGACCGCCATAATGCCGTTGAGGTGAACTGGATTGACCCGAATAACGGCTGGGAGACGGCGACAGAGCTTGTTGAAGATACGCAGGCCATTGCCCGTTACGGTCGTAATGTCACGAAGATGGATGCCTTTGGTTGTACCAGTCGGGGGCAGGCACACCGAGCCGGGCTGTGGCTGATTAAAACGGAACTGCTGGAAACGCAGACCGTGGATTTCAGCGTGGGCGCAGAAGGGCTTCGCCATGTGCCGGGCGATGTTATTGAAATCTGCGATGATGACTATGCCGGTATCAGCATCGGTGGTCGCGTGCTGGCGGTGAACAGCCAGACCCGGACGCTGACGCTCGACCGTGAAATCACGCTGCCATCCTCCGGCACCACGCTGATAAGCCTGGTTGACGGGCAGGGTAATCCGGTCAGCGTGGAGGTCCAGTCCGTCACCGACGGCGTGAAGGTGAAAGTGAGCCGTGTTCCTGACGGCGTTGCTGAATACAGCGTATGGGGGCTGAAGTTGCCGACGTTGCGCCAGCGCCTGTTCCGCTGCGTGAGTATCCGTGAGAACGACGACGGCACGTATGCCATCACCGCCGTGCAGCATGTACCCGAAAAAGAAGCCATCGTGGATAACGGGGCGCACTTTGACGGCGACCAGAGCGGCACGGTGAATGGCGTCACGCCGCCCGCGGTGCAGCACCTGACTGCCGAAGTCACCGCAGACAGCGGGGAATATCAGGTGCTGGCGCGCTGGGACACGCCGAAGGTGGTGAAGGGCGTGAGCTTTATGCTTCGCCTGACCGTGGCAGCGGATGACGGCAGTGAGCGGCTGGTCAGCACGGCCCGGACGACGGAAACCACATACCGCTTCACGCAACTGGCGCCAGGGAACTACAGGCTGACAGTCCGGGCGGCAAATGCCTGGGGGCAGCAGGGCGATCCGGCATCGGTATCGTTCCGGATTGCCGCACCGGCAGCGCCGTCGCGGATTGAGCTGACGCCGGGCTATTTTCAGATAACCGCCACGCCGTATCTTGCCGTTTATGATCCGACGGTACAGTTTGAGTTCTGGTTCTCAGAAAAGCGGATTGCGGATATCAGGCAGGTTGAAACCGCAGCCCGCTATCTTGGCTCGGCGCTGTACTGGATAGCTGCCAGTATCAATATCAAGCCGGGCCATGATTATTATTTTTATATCCGCAGTGTGAATACTGTTGGCAAATCGGCATTCGTGGAGGCTGTCGGTCGGGCGAGCGATGATGCGGAAGGTTACCTGGATTTTTTCAAAGGAGAAATCGGGAAAACACATCTGGCCCAGGAGCTGTGGACGCAGATTGATAACGGTCAGCTTGCGCCGGACCTGGCTGAAATCAGGACGTCCATTACGAATGTCAGCAATGAAATCACGCAGACCGTCAATAAAAAACTGGAAAATCAGAGTGCGGCAATCCAGCAGATACAGAAAGTTCAGGTTGATACAAATAATAACCTGAACAGCATGTGGGCCGTGAAACTGCAGCAGATGCAGGACGGACGCCTTTATATTGCGGGTATCGGTGCCGGTATTGAGAATACGCCAGCAGGAATGCAGAGTCAGGTGCTGCTGGCGGCAGACAGGATTGCGATGATTAATCCTGCGAATGGCAACACAAAGCCGATGTTTGTTGGTCAGGGCGATCAGATATTTATGAATGAAGTGTTCCTGAAATATCTGACGGCTCCCACCATTACCAGCGGCGGTAATCCTCCGGCATTTTCCCTGACACCGGACGGGCGGCTGACGGCGAAAAATGCCGATATCAGCGGTAACGTGAATGCGAACTCCGGGACGCTCAACAACGTCACGATTAACGAGAACTGTCGGGTTCTGGGAAAATTGTCCGCGAACCAGATTGAAGGCGATCTCGTTAAAACAGTGGGCAAAGCTTTCCCCCGGGACTCCCGTGCACCGGAGCGGTGGCCATCAGGAACCATTACCGTCAGGGTTTATGACGATCAGCCGTTTGACCGGCAGATTGTTATTCCGGCGGTGGCATTCAGCGGCGCTAAACATGAGAAAGAGCATACTGATATTTACTCCTCATGCCGTCTGATAGTGCGGAAAAACGGTGCTGAAATTTATAACCGTACCGCGCTGGATAATACGCTGATTTACAGTGGTGTTATTGATATGCCTGCCGGTCACGGTCACATGACACTGGAGTTTTCGGTGTCAGCATGGCTGGTAAATAACTGGTATCCCACAGCAAGTATCAGCGATTTGCTGGTTGTGGTGATGAAGAAAGCCACTGCAGGCATCACGATTAGCTGAATTTTATAACCCAGATACGGGCGCCAGAAATGGCGCCTTTTTTATTGCAGAAAAGCGAGAGGTAATTATGCGTAAATTATGTGCTGTTATTTTGTCCGCAGTAGTCTGGCAGGTCGCCGCTGCTACGCCAGCGAGTGCAGCAGAACATCAGTCCACGCTGAGCGCGGGGTATCTCCATGCCTCGACGAACGTTCCCGGTAGTGATGATCTGAACGGGATTAACGTGAAATACCGTTATGAGTTTACGGACGCGCTGGGGCTGATTACGTCCTTCAGTTATGCCAATGCTGAGGATGAGCAAAAAACGCGCTACAGCGATACCCGCTGGCATGAAGATTCCGTGCGTAACCGCTGGTTCAGCGTGATGGCGGGGCCGTCTGTACGCGTGAATGAATGGTTCAGCGCGTATGCGATGGTGGGTGTGGCTTACAGCCGTGTGTCGACTTTCTCCGGGGATTATCTCCGCGTAACTGACAACAAGGGGAAAACGCACGATGTGCTGACCGGAAGTGATGACGGTCGCCACAGCAACACGTCTCTGGCGTGGGGGGCTGGCGTGCAGTTTAATCCGACCGAATCCGTGACCATTGACCTTGCTTATGAAGGTTCCGGTAGTGGCGACTGGCGAACGGATGCATTTATTGTTGGTATCGGATACCGTTTCTGACAACAGACGCCGATTTATCTTCTGTAAATATTGTTATGATACGCAGGTTCATCCACCTTATGGGGTGAACTGCGTTTGAGGAAACGTAAAGTTACACTGTCCTGAAGCCCGTGGCGTCACTGCTGCGGGCTTTTTTTATTGGTGGAAAAGTATGACAGTAAAAATTTCTGGCGTGCTTAAAGATGGCACAGGAAAACCAGTACAGAACTGCACCATTGTGCTGAAGGCCAGACGAACCAGCAGCACGGTGGTGGTGAACACGGTGGCCTCTGAAAATCCGGATGAAGCCGGACGTTACAGCATGGATGTTGAGCATGGTCAGTACAGCGTCACCCTGCTGGTTGAAGGTTTTCCGCCTTCACATGCCGGGACCATTACCGTCTATGAAGGTTCCAGATCAGGTACGCTGAATGATTTTCTCGGTGCCATGACGGAGGATGATGTCCGACCGGAGGCACTGCGCCGCTTTGAGCAGATGGTGGAAGAGGTGTCACGTAACGCCTCCGCGGTTGCACAGAATACGGCAGCCGCGAAAAAATCAGCCAGCGATGCCAGTGCATCAGCCAGCGAGGCGGCAACTCATGCAACCGATGCTGCAGCCTCAGCACGTGCCGCCAGCACGTCAGCCGGACAGGCCGCGTCGTCGGCTCAGTCAGCGTCTTCCAGCGCAGGAACGGCATCGACAAAGACCCGTGAAGCAGCAAAAAGTGCTGCTGCTGCAGAGTCATCAAAAAGCGCGGCAGCTACCAGCGCCAGTGCCGCGAAAACGTCAGAAACGAATGCCGCAGCATCACAAAAATCGGCAGCCACTTCTGCATCCACAGCGACCACGAAGGCGTCAGAAGCTGCCACCTCGGCACGGGGTGCGGCGGCCTCAAAAGAGGCAGCGAAATCTTCAGAAACGAATGCATCATCAAGTGCCAGTAGTGCAGCTTCCTCGGCAACGGCGGCAGGAAATTCCGCGAAGGCGGCAAAAACGTCCGAGACGAACGCTAAGTCTTCTGAAACAGCAGCGGGACAGAGCGCCTCAGCTGCGGCAGGTTCAAAAACAGCGGCTGCATTATCTGCCAGTGCCGCGTCAACAAGTGCCGGGCAGGCCTCAGCCAGTGCCACCGCCGCCGGAAAATCGGCAGAAAGCGCCGCATCATCCGCTTCAACAGCCACAACGAAGGCTGGCAAAGCCACTGAGCAAGCCACTGCAGCAGCGAGGTCTGCTTCTGCAGCAAAAACCTCTGAAACAAATGCAAAGACTTCAGCAGACAATGCTGCTTCCTCTAAGGCGGCAGCCGCATCGTCAGCCAGTTCAGCGGCGTCATCGGCATCATCTGCGTCTGCTTCAAAAGATGAGGCGACCAGACAAGCGTCAGCAGCGAAAGGTAGTGCCACGACAGCAACAACGAAAGCATCAGAGGCGGCAGGCAGTGCGACGGCTGCATCTCAGAGCAAAGTTGCTGCTGAATCCGCGGCAACGCGCGCCGAGACAGCAGCAAAACGGGCAGAGGATATTGCATCCGCCGTGGCGCTGGAGGATGCGAGCACGACGAAAAAGGGGATAGTACAGCTCAGCAGTGCAACAAACAGCACCAGTGAAAAGCTGGCGGCAACGCCAAAGGCAGTTAAAACTGTTAAAGATAGTTCAGTTCAAAAAACTGGCGACACAATGGGAGGGCAGTTAAAAATCAGCACGATAAATGCTCTTCGAATATTCAACCAAGCCTTTGGCCTTATTTTTAGGCGTTCCGAAGATCATCTTCATCTTATTCCGACTAATGAAGGGGAGGGGGAAAATGGAGACATCGGTTCATTAAGACCATTCTCTATAAACTTAAGATCAGGGTTGGTGTCCATCGGTAATGGACTAAAAGTTGGTGGTAGTGTTACTGGTAATTTGACCGGAAACGCAGATACTGCGACCAAGATCAAGACAGCACGTAAGATTGGGGGCGTGGCATTTGATGGATCGGCAGATATCAACTTGCCTGGAGTCAACGCTACCGGTAATCAAAACACTACAGGTAATGCTGCGACCGCCACGAAACTTCAGGCAGCCAGAACGATTAACGGTGTGTCATTTGATGGTAGTGCAAATATCACATTGACCCCTTCAAATATTGGGGCATTGGCATTAACTGGAGGGACTCTTTCAGGTGGTTTAACTGCTGCTGGTGAGGTTATTTCAAGGTCAGCAAATGGTCTGCGTATTGCCTATGGCAACTATGGATTCTTTATCCGAAATGATGGATCAAACACATATTTTATGTTGACAGATTCGGGTAACAGTCTTGGTACGCACAATAGCTTAAGGCCGTTTATAATTAGTAACCATACTGGCAATGTTACAATTGCAACTAAATTAAACGCGAGTGGTGGTATCACTGGATCTTTATCGGGTAATGCAAGCACAGCAACCAAATTGCAAACTGCAAGGACAATTAACGGCGTAAAATTTGACGGCTCGGCAAATATTGAAGCGTTTCCGCCAGGTGTTCCGCTGCCGTGGCCATCAGATACACCACCTGCAGGTTATGCAATCATGCAGGGGCAGACGTTTGATAAGGCAGCATATCCGAAACTGGCTATTGCCTATCCTTCAGGTGTTATTCCAGATATGCGCGGCTGGACAATCAAGGGCAAACCCGCCAGTGGCCGGGCCGTATTGTCTCAGGAACAGGACGGCATTAAATCGCACACCCACAGCGCCAGCGCATCCAGTACGGATTTGGGGACGAAAACCACATCGTCGTTTGATTACGGCACTAAATCCACGAATAACACCGGGGCGCATACGCACAGTCTGAGTGGCTCTACGGGGTCTGCCGGTGTTCATACTCATGGTAATGGTATTCGTTGGCCAGGAGGCGGCGGTTCTGCGTTAGCATTTTATGATGGCGGTGGGTTCACTTATGTCCAGAATTCACAGTATCAAGTAAGCCCGGAGACTTCTTCCTATAGATCGTATTATCAACGTATTCAGACACAGTCAGCAGGTGCTCATACCCACTCGCTGTCTGGTACTGCAGCAAGTTCTGGCGCACATGCACATACTGTAGGTATTGGTGCGCATACGCACTCCGTTGCGATTGGTTCACATGGACACACCATCACCGTTAACGCTGCGGGTAACGCGGAAAACACCGTCAAAAACATCGCATTTAACTATATTGTGAGGCTTGCATAATGGCATTCAGAATGAGTGAACAAGCACGGACCATAAAAATTTATAATCTGCTGGCCGGAACTAATGAATTTATTGGTGAAGGTGACGCATATATTCCGCCTCATACAGGTCTGCCAGCAAACAGTACCGATATTGCACCACCAGATATTCCTGCTGGCTTTGTGGCTGTTTTCAACAGTGATGAGGCATCGTGGCATCTCGTTGAAGACCATCGGGGTAAAACGGTTTATGACGTAGCGTCAGGGGACGAGTTATTTATTTCTGAACTCGGTCCGTTACCGGAAAATGTTACCTGGTTATCGCCGGAAGGGGAGTTTCAGAAGTGGAACGGCACAGCCTGGGTGAAGGATACGGAAGCAGAAAAACTGTTCCGGATCCGGGAGGCGGAAGAAACAAAAAACAACCTGATGCAGGTAGCCAGTGAGCATATTGCGCCGCTTCAGGACGCTGCAGATCTGGAAATTGCAACGGAGGAAGAAACCTCATTGCTGGAAGCCTGGAAAAAGTATCGGGTGTTGCTGAACCGTGTTGATACATCAACTGCACCTGATATTGAGTGGCCTACGAACCCTGTCAGGGAGTAATCATTGGGATTATGCCGCAGCACGTCTTAAGCAAGAACGTGCTGCGGTTGGATGCTATTTTTTCCCTGAAGCGGAAAACATTACTACAGTACCTTGAACCTTGGTTTTAACATTCTCGAAATGCTCTGAGAGTATATGTGTTAAGCCTTCTTCGGAATCTTTTGTGTTTGAAAAGATGCCTTTCTGATTGTAAATGCGCATCAGTTTTTGACCGAAGCTATTGTGCACAACTCCATCGCCAAGAATTGTGGCTCCGTATAGAGTTCCATCGTCAGTTAAGGCCTGCGCCGTATTGCGTATTACACAGCTTTTTGTAGATATATTTCCAGGCAGGCAGTGAAGAAGGTAAAACATGGAAATGGAATCAAATTGACCATGTAACGCCGCGGGATAAGGTTCAAAAACATCATGGCTAATTTTATGTTTAATTTTTGATTCCCCAGCCCTTGTAGATGCCGCGTTCAGGCTAGCTTCGTTCAAATCCATTAAAGATATCAGACTACTCTCAGGTACGTGAGTAAGGTAAAACCCAGTTCCAACACCAATATCCAGATGGTTGTTACCTACATGTTCCAGAAAGTGTGGAAGAAGGTGTTCCTTTGTAGGACATCCCCATGCAAGCCGATTTGATACTCCCAAAACCCACCAGTCATAAAGCTTTAGGGTAAGTGGTGTGTAAATTTTAGCCCCATCATCTGTGTTTTTTTTCATTGGTTTCACCATGTTATAGTTTTATTTGTGAATTAAATCAATTATGGCGATGAATTACAAGGGGTTAAATGCTGCCGCAGCATAGCGATATTGAAATAGCCTGGTATGCTTCGATACAGCAGGAGCCGAATGGCTGGAAGACCGTCACCACACAGTTCTACATCCAGGAATTCAGTGAGTATATTGCGCCACTGCAGGATGCTGTAGATCTGGAAATCGCAACGGAGGAAGAAAGATCGTTGCTGGAGGCATGGAATAAATATCGGGTATTGTTGAATCGTGTTGATACATCAACTGCACCTGATATTGAGTGGCCTGCAAATCCTGTCAGGGAGTAATCATTGGGATTATGCCGCAGACACGTCGTATGCAGGAACGTGCTGCGGTTAGTTTGTGAGCTTTCGATAGTGGTTGTTATTTTTGCCCTTATTTGTTCCGGAGGCCATGGTTCAATGGTCCGTCTGCCCCCTGTGGTGATGTCAGCAAAATCAGCCACTGCGCGAACCACAATAGCCCGGGAAGATGCTGAAGATCACCAGGTAAAGCTGTCAGCGCAGAAACTGGAAGAACTGCTCGCATCAATGGTTAAGGATGAGGTTGATCGCAATGATGGGATTTATTGACGTCAGCGAGAGCAGAAGGAAGAACTGAATAACCTGAATGATTTACGCTCAATCAGAGCGATGGCGATTAGCGGCAATCACGCTCGATAAAATTAACCCCGGTGATCATCCGGGGTTTTGCATTCATTAAAACCGCATCAACCTTTCCACCAATTGTTCTTTACGGGCAACGATCCACCCATGTTGCTCCAGATAAAATTTAAACCGTTCCAGCGTGCATACCATCGCATCGGCGGGGACTTTTTCTGTGAACTCGACCTGACCGTGTTTATCGAAGTGGATCAGTAATGCGCATCCATTATTTGGGGCGGGGGAGTTTTGTGCTGCAGGAGGACGTTTGTGGAGTTCTTCTTCCATTGCGTTAAATTTTTCAATGTAAGCTTCTTTTAGTCTGGCTGCTTTTTTGCCAGTAAATCCCATTACGAGGAACATGAAGCCGTCTTTTGTGATCAGGTAGCATCGTGATTCACGTTCTGCGCCGTTGCCAATTTCGACAGTCTGAACATCGGCCGAAAAGTTGGCTGATGTAAATTCGGGAGAGCAGTCGAGTGTGTCAATCTTAGCTAAAACGTGTTTATGTTGTTTATCGAAGTAGTCGGCAACAGCTTGAGAGGTGGTAACCAGGCGACCATCTTTGAAAAAGACTTTTGGTGACTCGTTAGAAAAAGTTATAGCTGTATTCAT